TCAGTTGCGGTCAAATCCGCGCTCTTTCCACCGCTCCAGGACCTCGTCGACTACCTGCTGCTTGAGCTGGCGGATCTGGGCGGAGCTGAGGTCGTCACTGATGGAGATGGCGGCGTTCTGCACCGCGTCGCCGACGTCCTTGACCAGGTCCTCGGTCTGGACTGGGGAGACGGTGCCCGTTTCGGTGCGCTCGACGAGGGTCGCCGTGGTGGCGCCGTTCAGGATGTCGATGCAGCTGCCGGGGGCCCAGCCGAGGACGGACTCGACCTTGCCGTAGGTGGTCGGGCGTACCGACTTCCCGTCCTCGATCTTGCTGTACGTGTTGATCTGCAGTTCCGCGGCCCTGGCTACGTCGATCTTGTTGAAGCCGAGGTCGGCGCGGCGCTGGATGACCGCGGTCGCGAGCCGCTGCAGCGCGGCTGCGTCGTGTGGGGGTGCCATGACGCACATCATCGCAGGACCTCTCAGGAACAGCCAGGAACACCCTGCCATCTGGCCGGAACCTTGACGCTTCCGGGCATCAAGGCTGCCAGTATCTGCGTGCTCGAACTCGTTTATGCAAGTTACTGCGAGGTAACGGTAGCGCATGCTCGTAGAAACGCGTAGATTCTGTGCATGGAAAGACCCCCCGCCACCTACCAGGTGCACGGGCCATCGCTCCGCAAGAAGCGCAAGAGCCTCGGCCTGACGGTCCAGCAAGCAGCAGACGCAGCAGAGATCTCCCGCAGCTATCTGCAGCGGCTCGAAACCGGCGCTCGCACGGACATGGGGCCGCCCCGCTACATCCGGCTCCGCACAGCACTCGACGCGACTGACGAAGACCTCCTCGCCGGCCGCGAGGAGACCCACGAGAAGAGGTGACATGAACAGCCCCCAGGCCGCCCCCACGGTTGAGAACGCCCCCACAGGCGACACCAGCACGTCGCCCAACACCAAGGCGCTGATGATGCGGCGCGACGGCTACCTGCCGGCCGATGAAGCCGCAGAAGACCTCGGCGTCGGCAAGCGCTGGCTCCGCGACGGACTCAACCAGCACGGCTTCCCCCACACCCGCATGGGCCAGGCGAAGTGGCTGAGCCGCGAAGACCGCGAGTACATCCGCAAGCTCTGCCACGTGCCCGCCGAGCCCAACAAGATCGCGCGGTTCCGCAAGGCGCGCAAGCCTGCCAAGTCCGCCGCCTAGGGCGGTATGCGGCCCCAACCGCCGGGCTCTCACACACCGGCAGCCGGGGCCTCCGAGGAACTCCCTCACCTGCAACCACCTGCAAGAGAAAGAGGACCACGTGTCCCAATCATCACAGAACTTCGCGAGGCTCAGCAGCAGCTCGGCCTTCTACGTGCTGGCGTCGTCGATCGACCCGAGCATCCCGGCGGATGCAGCGGCGCAGATGCTGGCCGACTTCCATAACGCCATCCGCGCCGAAGTCGCCGCCGACTTCGAGGCCTTCGGCAAGAAGCAGGATTCCCTCTCCTGGGGTGAGGCGTTCCTCATCGCCCGCGATGGCCTGTGCGTGTGCCGTGGCGGCAGCAAGTCCTGCATCGAGGCAGGTGCGCGATGACGACGCCGATCGTGTTCGACGTGCAGGGCTCCGACATCCGCTTCGGCCAGACCGAGGACGGCATCCCCTACTCCGTCGCCTCCGACTTCGCAAAGTCGATGGGCTACCGCGACGCCGAGAAGGCGACCCGGCTTCTCGACGAGGACGAGAAGGGTACCCAGATCGTGGGTACCCCTGGCGGACCTCAGCAGATGAAGGTCATCTACGAGGACGGCATGTGGGAGCTGATCTTCCGCAGCACCCTCCCGGGCGCGAAGGCGATCAAGTCTCGGGTGAAGGCGATCCTCCGTGAGATCCGCGAGACCGGTTCGTACAACGCCGCCCCCGCCGCGCCTGCGCTGCCGGATATGGCGACGCCGCAGGGCCGTATCGCGGTGGCCCGGATGCTGCTGGAGTCGACGGAGCGCGAGCTCGAACTGACCACGCGGGTCGCGGATCTGGAGCCGAAGGCTCTGGCGCACGACACGCTGATGGCCGCGCAGGACGGTGACGTCCTGGTCCGGCAGGCGGCGAAGATCCTCGGCTGGAAGGAGCGTGATCTCCGCGCCTTCCTGATCGATGAGCACCTGATCTACCGGCGCCAGCAGACGTGTGGCGGCTGGGAGTACGACTTCTATGCCGCGCACGCCCAGCAGTTCAACGCGGTGAAGACGGTGGTCGAGCACTCGTGGGGGAGCTGCGCGCACTACACGCTGCACGTCACCCCGCGCGGTCTGGCGTTCGTGCAGATGCGGATCGAGAAGCGGGCCGCCGCGATGCGTGCCGCGATCGAGGGCGGTGCGTCATGAGGCAGTCCGTGAAGTTCCCGGTCCCTGATGCTGTGGCCCGGTTCGGCGCTCAGCATCGTCCGCGGGGTGTGTTCGAGGCGGCAGTGCAGATGGCTGATGCGGAGCGCGAGTTGGGGCGTCTTCGTCCGCTCGCCTCGGTTGAGGATCAGGGCGACCGCGAGACGGTACTGGGTCTGTACGTGCAGGCCGACAAGGTCGTGTCCTCGCATGCCGAGCGTGTCGGCTCCGACCTGAGGAGCCTGTCATGAGTGACTCGCCCGAGGCTGTGAGGGCCGCTGTTGCCGCGTGGGGTTCGCTGCCGATGCCGGTGGGCGACGACCCGCAGACCGCCCGCCTGTCGCCGCAGCGCGAAGCCGAGATCCGCGAGCGCGCCGAGGCCGCTCACCCGGGCCCCTGGCGCAGGAGTGACGACGCGGGCTCCCTCGAACGCTACGTCCTCAGCGAGGACGACCTCATGGCTATCTCCTTCGGCTACCGAGGGAACAACACGCAGGCCGAGGCGGACTTCGTCGCTCACGCCCGTGAGGACATCCCCGCCCTCCTCGCCGAGTTGGCTGCGGTCCGCGCCGAACGCGCCGAGGCCTGCCAGCAGCGTGACGCGGCACTGGCCTCGGCGAAGCAGCTCCTGCGCAAGGGGGCGTCGTCGTGACCGCCCGCCAGTATCCGATCCGGCCTGCCCCCGTTGACGACGACCGCTTCACGTTCGGCCTCGCGGTGGATGTCGCAGCGGTCCTTGAGCAGCACGGTTACCCGAAGGTCGAGAACGGCCTCGACCTTCTCGACCTGCAGCAGGCGCTGTTCCGGTTCCTGTACGGCAGCACGACCGAGGGGGCGGCGTCGTGACCGTCAACCCGATCGAGCGCCTGGACGCGCCGCTGGCCGTCGTCGAAGCGGAGGCCGTTCTGCTGGCCGGTCGTGCCGCCGAGCAGCGGCATCAACTCGACGCCATCGACGGAGTGTTCGCCCGCATGGCCAGCGAGCACCCCGAAGCGTGCTCCCGCCCCGACGACTATCCGAACTGGCGCCCCGGAGGTGCTGCATGACTGCCGACGAGTTCAACGCCGCCTACCCGGTGGGCACCCCGGTCGTGGCGTTCCCGATGACCCGCGACGAGGTGCCGCTGCTGACGGCGACCCGCAGCAGGGCATGGGCGCTTGGCGGTCACACCGCCGTCGTGATGGTCGACGGCTATGCGGGAGGTATCGCCCTCACCCACATCGACGTGCGCCCCGGAGGTGCCGCATGACCTTGAACCTGAATGTGGTCTACCTGAAGGCCGCCGACGTGATCCGCCGCAACGGCCACTACAAGGGCGCGTACTGGGGGCGTCCCGAGACCGGAGTTGGTATCGAGTACGCCGCATCCGAGAGCCCCGTCTGCGCGGTCGGAGCCTTGTCTATCGCCGTCACAGGGTCCCCTGTGCCGCAAGCCGACGAGGTCGACCCGGTGATCGTGGCATTCGCCTCCCGGATGTTCGGGCCGGTCAACGAAGCGGCGGCGGTAGTGCGTATCGCCGCCTGGAACGATGCCGACGAACGCACCAGCGCCGACGTGATCGCCGCGCTGGAGAACGCCGCGAAGGCGGTGGCGGCATGAGCGACTACCCGGAGATCGCAGCCCGCTTTCAGCGCGAGACCGCCAAGCACGAGATGGCCGTGCTGCACGAGGACGGCCTGTACCGGCACTTGCGGTTCGCCGCATTGAAGCCGGGGCGCATTGGCCCCTTCGAGCTGATCACGTGGCCGTACAACCTCGTCGTCAAGTCGGGCTGGACGTACCACTTCGACATCGACGCCACCCCGGACATGTTCTACCTGTTCCGGCGAACCGCCCGCACTGGCGAGATCAACCCCGGCTACTGGCAGGAGAAGGTCCGCGCCGGACGTGACGAGATCGAAGGCTTCAGCCCCGACGTCTTCGAGCGCGAGGTAAAGCAGCACGTCAAGGACGCCATCCGCAGCGGGAATGCACCGCGAGGCATCGGCCGCGAGGTCAACCGGGACATCTTCGAGTGGGGCGACATCAGCCACGAGGAAGGCGCCCGCGCCGAGTTGGCCGCCTTCAGTTACGAAGGCTGGACCTTCGGTGAGACCTGGGAGTGGAACTTCACCGAGTACACGCCCGGCTTCCTGCACTCCTGCTTCGCGATCCGCCACGGCATCGACATCTACGACGCCGCCCGCACGAAGGCGGTGGCGTGATGGCCACCCCCGAGACCCTGCGGCCCGAGGACGTCGAGGAGCAGGCCCTCGCCAGGGTCGACGTCCTCGCGCACGAGGTGTTCGGCCGCGACGAGAAGCAGTGGACCGACCGGCAGCGGGACGACTACCTCGCTGCCCTCGACACCGTCCACCGCGTGCACCACTCCCGGGAGGCCGCGTCATGACGGCGATCCTCCCCGAGCGCTCCGTGCTCGACGAACTGCCGCCGATGCCCTCCAGCGCGCCACCGGTGCTGCTGCCCGGCCTGCTCGCCGGCGTCGGCCTGACCGAACGCCCCGTCCCGGCCTGGATCACCGACCCGCGCCTCATCGAGGACATCCTCGCCGGCTTCGTCGACATCCCCGACGACCTCAACCCGCAGGAGCTGTGATGTCCGCACTGAACGCACGCCAGCTGCGGCTCCTCGAAGAGCTGCAGGCCTGGGACGCCCCGGTGACCACCGGTCGCATCCACGTCCTGAACCGCGACCTCGGCGCCCCGAAGCGCACCACCGCGCGCGCCGACATGGCCGCCCTCCACCGGCACGGACTGCTCACCCCGGGCGGCGCCGACAGCTACCGCCTCGACTACCCCACCGCCCGGCCTCGGCCCGGCATCCGCGACCTCGCCAAGGGGGACCAGTGACCACGACCACCCCGCCCACGCTCACCACCGCCGACCTGTGCGACCGGGCCGCCGACGTGATCGAGGCCAACGGGCACAACCAGCGCCACCTGTACGACGTCTTCCAGGCCGACGGCGGAACCCCGCTGCCCGACTGCCGCGTGGACCTGTTCGGCGCCCTGAACATCGCCGACCACGGCTGGCCGCGCTATGACGGCGCCGGCCGCACCGAGGCCGCCGAACGGGCCCTGCAGATCCACCTCGGGGTGGGCTCACTGCCCCGGTGGAACGACGCCCCCGAACGCACCCAGGCGGACGTCGTGCAGGCACTGCGGGAGACCGCCGCCGGGCTGCGGGAGGGGGAGGCGGCATGAGGCTGCTCACCCGCCACCCCGGCCGGCCGAAGAAGCACCGCGCCGACGACCGCATCGCGCTCCTCGTCGCCGACTACGAGAACCGGCTCGACCTCCTCCGCCGCGAGAACGCAGCCCTGCTGAACGCGAAGGGCGAGGCGGACGACGGAGCCCTCATCCAGGAGCAGCTCATCACCGACCTGACGGCCGACGTGGAGCGGCTGACGGAGCGGGCGGCCATCACGCAGAAGCACCTCGCGCAGCAGGCGGGCATCACCCGCGCCCTGCGCCAGGAGCTCGGCGACCAGGTTCAGCGTCGCGTCGACCGCAGGAACGTCGAGACGGCCGCCACAAAGACGCAGCCGATCCGTGTTCTGCCGCTGCACCAGGCCCCGCCTGCCGCCTAGAGCGGGCCGGGCCGCCGGATGACACCGGCCCGCGAGCCCGGCCACCAACCACAACCCCCGGACGCGACAGACGCCCGGGGATCCCCACCAGCATCCCACGGAGGAACCTGTGCCCGTCACGATCAACGCCCATCAACTCGGTCGACTCATCGACAAGACGATCGACCACATGGGCTCCGAGTACGTCGAGACACTCCACGGCATCCGACTCGACGTCGACGCCAAGTACCTGTACGCGGTCGCGTCCGACCGGTACACGATCGCTGTCGCCCGCTACCAGTTGAACGATGACGATCAGCAGCAGGAGCCGTGGGCGCGCACTATCGCCGCTGCGTACCTGCGCTCCATCCGTGAGTGGATCCAGAGCATGGAGGGCGCCGGACTCGTCACGATCGACACAGCCGAGGACCGGCTCGTCTTCAAGGGGCCGCAGAGCGACGTGAGCATCGCCGTCAGCACGGGCCTCGAATTCCCGGACTGGCGCGGCATCCTCCGCGCCCAGGTCGAGGAGACCGCCGACAGCAACACGTTCCCGGCCCTGAACGCCGGCTACCTGGCTCGGTTCCACAACGGCGACATCATCCGCGTCCGCCTCCTCGGCGACGAGAAGCCGGTGCTCGTCTTCGCCAAGGACTTCATCGGCGCGCAGATGCCGACCCGCCACGCCGGTCTCTACCCGGCGGCCAAGGAGACCTTCGACGAAGCCCACCAGTCGTGGCTGTGGACGCTCGCAGCTGGCTCCAAGGACGCCAGCATGGACGGCGCCGCCTACGAGGAGGACCGGCCCCGCTACGAGGTCACCACCGACATCCGTAAGACCGGCGAGGGGTTGCTCCAGCAGACCCTCAGCTCGGGCTGGGACATGAGCGGCAAGTCCGCCCGCCTCCCGGACGAGTTCCTCGCCCACGTCATCGGCGCGGTCAACGGCTGGGCTGCCTTCCGGTACCTCAACGCCCTGTACAACGCCGACCCGCGAGCCGCCGCTGCGATCGTCGCCGAGGTCGCCGACGAACTCGACTCCGGCGAGATCAGCGAGTTCGCGTGGGACGCCGCCAAGAAGGCCGGCTTCGACCCGCAGAAGTGGCACGACGACTACGAGGCCCACCTCAAGAAGCTCGCCGAGGCCGAGGCCGCCGCCTGACCACACCACCCATAGCCCGCCGTGTCGAGCGAGCCAGGCCAGCTCCGCGGCATCCCAGGGCAGCTCGCCCCGCATCCCCCGGTCGGGGCGAGCTGTCCGCCCCTCAGCACACCCTCAAGGAGCGTCACGTGAGCACCACAAGCCCCACTATTCCGGCAGAAACCGCCCGCCACGTGCTGTGGCGCTACGACCGCAAGGGCGGCTGCCAGCCGGGCCCGTTCACCGAACACCTCATGGCCGCCATCGAGCACGCCGACTACCAGAACCGGGCGATCCTGCGCGACGCCTACCCGGCGCTCTCCGAGGCCCTGCACCTCGCACGCTACGACGAGGAAGGCCTCGCCAAACTCCAGCGCATCGCCCGCGGAGAAGGCCCGCTCGGCTGCAAGTGCGGCGACACCGCCGGCCCGTTCGACCTCCAGGGCCGCTGCGAGACGTGCGCAGAGGCCGCCGCATGACCGCCGCCGTCGAGGCCGAAGCCCCGGCCGTCGTCGACGGACTCCCCGCCGACGAGTACCACGCGGACACGGCGTCGGTCTCCTCGTCCGGTCTGCGCGCCCTGCTCGCCCCGGGCTGCCCCGCACAGTTCAAGTACGACCGCGAGCACCGGCAGGCTCCGAAGCGGGAGTTCGACCTGGGGCATGCGGTGCACGCCGAAGTGCTAGGGGCGGGCGAGGAGTTCGTCGTCACCGAGTGGGATGACTGGCGCACCAAGGCCGCTCGCGAAGAGCGCGACGAGATCCGCTCGGCTGGCGCCGTACCGCTCCTGTTCCATGAGGGCGAGCAGGTCAAGGCCATGGCCGATGCTGTTCGAGCGCACCCGGACGCCGGCCCGCTGCTGGCCTTGCCCGGCACGTCCGAGCAGTCGATCTACTGGACCGACCCTGCCACCGGCGTCCGCTGCCGTGTGCGTCCAGACCGGCTGATCCAACTGCCGCAGACCACCCTCGTCATCGACATCAAGACGACAACGGATGCCAGCCCGGACGCGTGCAGCAAGTCGATCGAGTCCTACAGCTACCACCAGCAGGGCGCCCTCTACATCGACGGCGTTCAGGCCGCGGGACTCGCTCCCGAGGGCGCCCGCTTCATCTGGATCTTCGTGTCGAAGAAGCCGCCGCACCTCGTCACGGTCCGCGAACTCGCGGACCAGGACCAGGACATCGGCCGCGCCCGCAACGAACGCGCCCTCCGCATCTACCGCGAGTGCGAATCCACCAGCACCTGGCCGGACTGGACCGGACCCGTCCCCACCATCCCCCAGCTCGGCCTTCCGACCTGGGCCGCCATCCGACAGTTCGAGGAGTACATCGGTGAGTAACGAGATCGCCACCCGCGACGAGCAACAGGCTGCTGCTGTACCGCAGCCCGCCAATCAGCCGGTCGAATCGAGCCTGCAGAAGTGGGCGCAGGAAGCGTCCGCCATCTCCGGCATCGCTAATGCCATCGCCGGAACATCCCTCGCCGGCGCCTACCGCAACGACCGTGACGCCATCGTCGCCGTCATCCTCGCCGGGCACGAGGTCGGCCTCAAGCCGATGACTTCCCTGAAGAGCATCGACGTGATTCAGGGCCAGCCCGCGCTGCGGGCCCATGCCATGCGGGCCATCGTCCTCAAGGCCGGCCACGAAATCGAACTCGTCGAGTCCGACGCCCAGCACTGCGTCATGCGAGGCCGCCGCAAGGGGGCCGAGGCCTGGCAGACCGTCGAGTGGGACATGCGCCGCGCCGCACAAATGAAGCTCACCGACAAGGCCGAGTGGAAGAAGCAGCCGAAGACGATGCTGATCGCCCGCGCCACGGGCGAGATCTGCCGCCTCGTCGCAGCGGATGCGCTGCACGGCATGCCGTATGTCGCCGAAGAGTTGGGCGGCTATGTGCACGGCGAGATCGTGCAGCCCAAGCAGGCGCCGCTGTCCGTCGCAGCGCTCGCCGCGCCCGCCGAGCCGCAGCCGACCACCTCAGACGTCGTCGATGTTGAGACCGACGACGAGCACGCCGAAGCCGTCCAGGAACTCCGCGAGTTCGGCGAGCAGCAAGGTATCGCCGACGACATCGACCGGCTCGCCTACGAAGCCCTCGGCGCCCCGCTCGAACACGTCGGCGCACAGGCCATCCGCGACCTCACCGGCAAGCTCCGCACCGCGGCACAGCAGGGCGGTGCCGCATGAGCATCGACCACCGTGCCGAAGCGCTCCGCCTTGCCGAGGAGTCCCACGGCGTACTGCGGCCGAACGACGAAGGCCCCTGCGAGGCCGACCGCCTCCTCATGGAAGCCCAGATGCACGCCACCCTCCACCGCGGCGACGAGCGGGCGTCCACTGCCCAAGACGTGCGGGACGCGCTCACGCTGCTGCGGCGCCGCGAGTACGCCATCCGCGAGCTCGTCTCTCAGCACATCGCGATGGGACTCGCCAGCCGCGACAAGGACCGCTGGAAGGCGGCCATCGACCTCTCCAGGGCGCTCGACGAAGCCGACTGCAACATGGACGCCCTCGTCGACGCCCGGCTCTCCGACAACGGATGGGACCCGCGGTCCGCATACAAGACCCCGGCATCCCTCACGGCGTCCGACGACCCGTGGGCGCCAACCCCGGACATCGCCGCCGCGATTCCCGACCGCGTCCGGCGTGTCCTCGTCGAGTACCTGGCCGCCGCACTCCTCAGCAAGGGCGACGCCCACGGAGTCGGCCGGACGATCACCTTCGCCCTGAAGGACGCGGGCGCCGACCTCACCGGCGACATCGAGAAGCAGATCGCCGCCCTCACCCTCGGCGCCGACCCGTCCGACCCGCCGTTCTAGCCCGCACACGCCAGGGCCGCCCGCGGGCAGTGCGGGCGGCCCCCCCAACAGGAGACCACGACATGACCGTTCGAACCATGCACCAGGCCGAGGCGGACCTCCGGGTCGCACTCGCCGCCCTTGCCGAGAGCTGGGAGCGCAGGGCGAGGAGCGCCGAGTCCCGCGCCGACGGCGGCACCGGCCTCGGGGTGCTCGCGGCCGTCAATGACGGTCGAGCCCGCACCTACCGCCAAGCCGCCGCAGACATCCGTGAAGTCCTTCGCGCCGGCCGCACCCCGCACCACCTGAGGGCCGACGCCGAGCAGTAGCCCGCACACGTCCGAGTCGGCCGCGGGCAAGGCGGCCGACTCGGAACCCAGCATCCCACCCCGGAAGGACACCGTAATGAGCAAGCCCGCCGCCCGCGTCCTCGACATAGACGAACTGGACAAGCCGGCCACCGACCTGATCGGCACGGCCCGCCGCTCCCCGAACGGTACGCGCCTCGCGATCCTCTGGCCGTCCCCGCCGAACCCTGCCCGCTGGATGGTCACCGACCGGTGGGGCTCCACCGGCTACGAAACCGACGAGGTAGTCGCCGACTGGCCCGTCGTCGGGGCCGTCCCGTTCAGCCCCGCCGCCGGGATGGAGCTCGCCGAGATCAAGGAGGCCGGGCGATGACCAAGCAACTCAGCGTCGCCGAGCGCCTGGCCGCCGACAAGAAGAACCTGCTCCTCGACGACATCGTCCGCCAGTCCGAGTGGTCGCTGTTCCTCGTCGAGCAGGCCATCCTCCACTTCGGCTCGCAGCGTGCCGAGTTCAGCTGCAACGACCTGCGGGACGTGCTGCCCGAGCTCGGCCACGGCTTCCTCGGCGCCGCCATCAACGGCCTGCGCCAAGGCAAGGTCATCGAGCGGACCGGCCAGTACGTGCCGTCGACGTCGGCCGCCACCCACGCGCACATCATCGCCGTCTGGCGACTGACCGCCGACGGCCGGCGCATCGCCTGCCAGCGCCGCAACGCCCGCGCCCAGCAAAGGCGGGCAGCCTGATGTGTTTCTACGCCCTCATCGCGGGCCTGTCCGGCCTCGCCGTCAGCACGCTCGGCGCGCTGTACGCCGTCACCGCGGACCGCAGGCACAGGAGGCGGACGTGAAGGCCGATGCGCTCGCCCTGCTCGACACCTACGTGACCGCCCTGCAGTGGGCCGAACGCGCCTGGTACGCGGCGCTGACCCTCCTCCTGGCCTTCGCCGCCTGGCTGGTCATCGCCATCGGGCGCCGCGTCTTCGACCGGATCGCCGACTCGTTCACCCGCGCTCACCAGACCATCGCCGACATTCAGCAGACGAGGGAGGAGGAGCTGTGACAACTGCCGCCCCTGCCGAAGCCTTTGAACACGGCGACGAAAAGCGCTACCGCCGCGGATGCCGCTGCCAGAAGTGCCGGGCCGGAGCCAACGCGGCAAACATCCGCCGCCGCTACCTCCGCCAGACCGGACGCGGCATCGAACGCACCCCCGACCAGGCCGCCGACCACCTCCTTCGCCTGCGGGCCGCCGGCCTCAACGACAAGACCATCCGGCAGCAGACCGGCCTGTGCCCCGACGTCATGTACCGGATCCTCCGCCGCGAGGGCACCATCCATGCCCGCACCGAACTCCGCATCACGAACGTTCCCGTACCTGCCCGCACCGGCCTGACCGGGGGACGCGCCTACATTCCCAGCCGCGGCACCGTGCGACGCCTTCGCGCGCTGATCGCGGCGGGCTGGTACATGGCCGAACTCGCCCGGCGCCTCGGCAAGCAGAAGGAAAACCTCAAGCAGATTATCGACCGCGGCGAGAACGGCCAGGTCGCCCAGTACGTAGCCGACGAGGTGCGAGCCCTCTACGCCGAGCTGCACAACCAGAAGCCCGAAGAGCACGGCGTCTCGCGCGCCTACGCCGACCGGGCCCGCGCATACGCAGCGGCACGGAGCTGGGCGACACCGGACTACTGGGACGACGACGACTTCGACAACCCGGACTTCGTTCCCGCAGACCGCGGTGCCGAGCTCAGCCGCAACCAGCTCGGCGCCCTCCGCCGCGCCGAGATCGAGCACCTCACCACCTTCAACCTCAGCCACCAGGAGATCGCGGCACGGCTCGGGATCAGCGAGGCCTACGTCCGCGACCTCGCCCGCGAGATCACCACCGGGGTGCGTCGCGTCAGGCCCCCCGAGGGCGCCGCAGCCAGCCCCTACCTCGCCGCGTGATGGCCCGTCTGCCGCGCGCCGGGCCCTGACCCCCGCCCGCACACGCCGCCAGCCCTTCATGCAGTTGCGATCGAGAGAAGACAGCCGTGGGAATCCGCCTGATTGTCGAGGTGCTCACCAGCGCCCCCGAGTCCCTGACGCACCGGGAGAAGCTGCTTCTTGTCGTGCTGGCCGAGGACGCCAATGAGGACACGCGCGTCACGTGGAACAGCGTCGAGCGCTCCGAAGTGCTCCGCGGCGCCAAGCTCAGTCGATCCCAGCTGTACGCGGTCCTCAAGTCGCTCACGACCAAGGGCGCGATCGAGAAGCTGACGGCTGGCCAGAAGAACGGTGCCGCGAAGTATCGGATCGCCAAGTTCCCCGAATCTCAGTGTCAGGGAAACCGGGACGCTGAGCCGCCCTCTCAGGGTCCGCAAAATCCTGACACTGAGACCCCTCAGCGTCCCGGATTCCCTGACACTGAGCCGAACGGTCAGTGTCAGGAAAACGCGGACACTGAGCCGTCTCAGTGTCAGGGAATCCGGGACGTCAGTGTCAGGGAATCCGGGACACCTACCCCTCTTAACCCCTCAACTACTACCCCTCTAGCTAGCACGCAGGGGGGAGCGCCCGGCGAGATCGACTACGGCATCCCCGAAGCGGCCCGCCCGCTCGTGGATGGGATCACCGCGGCAGGCGTCTTCGTCCGATGGCCCTTCAAGGGCAACTCGTGGTTCCCCGTGCTCGCCATGATCGACAAGAGCGGCATCAAGGCCATGGTCGACCACGCCCTGAAGGCCGCCTCCCGGACCGACGTCGAGTCCGCGAACTACTTCCTCAAGGGCTGGGGTGAACTCCCACCCATCCCGGGGCCGGACGTCGAGCGCCCCAAGCTCCGCCCCGTCGGTAGCAAGAAGCACCAGCCGTACATGCCTCCCACTGATCACTCCGTCTACGAGAACGGATTCCACAGCCATGCCCGAACCCAAGCCTCTGGCGAGTGAGGCCGTCATGCAGCGCATGCAGCAGTTGCTCGAAGCGCGCGGCCTCGGTCACGTCACCGCCGGCCCCATCGACGACGAGCCCACCCCCGACGAGCCCGGCCACCCCGAGTACCACCGCCGCCAGCGCGCCTCCATAGCTGTCGGCCGCTGGAGGACCGCCACCCCGTACCGCTACCAGAACGCCGTTGCCGACCACCCGCAGGTGACCGCCTGGGCGGAGCGGGCCATCGGCGACCCGCGCACCGCCGGAATCCTGTTCCTCACCGGCCCGTTCGGAACCGGCAAGACCCACCAGGCCTACGGCGCGCTCCGCCGCATCGCCGAATCCGGGCCGGACCGCTTCGAGCTGATCGCCGTCACGGCTCCGGACATGTACGCCCTCATCCGGCCCGGCGGCAGCGACCGCGGACCCGAGCACGAAGTCCGGCGGCTCATGCGGATACCGCTGCTACTGATCGACGACCTCGGCACCGAGAAGATCAGCGAGTTCACCGAGGAAGCCACCTACCGGATCTTGAACGAGCGGTACAACGAATGCCGCCCGCTGATCATCACCAGCAACCTGCCCGTCGACTCCCGCGGCAGGGACGGCACCAAGCGAGGCCCCGACCTCCACGACCAGCTCGGCGCCCGCATCACCTCCCGCCTCGCCCAGACCACCACCGTCGTCCCCCTCGGCGGCAACGACCGACGGCTGGGGGCGGCGTGATGCAGAACGTCAACGACACCTGCCCGTCCTGCTGCAAGCGAGACGTGGCGCCGCGGGTCGACGCCGAGGACTACGAGGGCAACCCGCACAGCGCCTACCGCTGCCCGGCGTGCGGCCACACCTGGTTCACCATCCGCAACGCCGAGCCCGCCCCGGACTACTACGCGACCTACGACGACCCGGATGCCTGGGAAGCCGAAGACGGCTTCAGCGACTACGACCGGCCGGAGTGGTGATGAGCGACGCCCGGATCCCTGACGACGACGGCATCCAGCCCGCCGACATCAAGGCCGTGCGCAGCGAAGGCGGGGGCGAACTGCGGGCGTTGATGCGGGCGCAGATCGCGATTGGCCTGGCCCGCCGCGAACCCGCCGCCAAGGCCCCGCCGGCGCGACCTCCCGGGCACCGTCCGGGCGCGTGGCCGCCGGGTACCTCGTCGCCCGGCCCGCCGCCGGAGTGGCAGATCCCCGCCCGCGTGTGGCGGGCGGCGACCCGGCACTACAGCAACGCAATCCACCGACCTGATGAGCCCTGCGACTGCGGCAACTGCCCGCCCGAGGAGACCCGATGACGATCCGTTCCGGCGCCCCGATGCCCGAGGGCCTGCGCCACTGGATGCGCGCCAAGGCCCACCCCGCCCGTTGCGTCGCCTGCCCGCACTGCGGGGCCGACGCCCACAAGCCGTGCCGTCTGCGCTCGTCCGGGCGGCTGCTCACCGAGCCGCACCCGCAGCGCATCTCCGACTGGGCGCGCACCGTCGCCTGCTGCCCGGCCTGCCAGGTCGAGCCCGGCACCGCCTGCCACGACGACGGATGGGCTCGCCAGACGGTCCATGCCCGCCGCTACGAGGAAGCCGAGGAGACCGCCGCGTGAAGGTCCGCGCCGACATCGCCGCCCTGATCCGCGAGGGCCACACCAACGCGTCGATCGCCCACCGACTCGGCTGCACCGCAGCCGCCGTCGCACGAGCCCGCCACGCACTCCGCTACCCGCCCGCCGACACCCTCAGCCGCCTCTACGCCGAAGCAGCGCCCACCGGACGCGTCAAGGGCTACACGCCGCCCAAAGGCCGGCTGCCGCTGTCGCCGGCGCAACAGGCCGCGAACCGGGCCACGCTGCTAGCCGCGCTACGGGAGGCCGCGTGACGCCCGCCGCCTCCCGCCTACGGGGGACCGGTTTGCGGGTGTGGGGCGCGCCTGCCCCGAGAAGCTCGCCACGTTCTCGCCAGACGGCCTAACTCCCCGCCCGGGTCCCCTTTTCCTGTCCGCCCTCCTCCCAGCCCCTCCTGCGGCCTCTCAGCGCCTCGCGCCTCCACCCATCCCACCCCGACCTTGATCTGAAGGAGCAGTGATGGACCCCTACTGGCAAGACCCCGACGCTGGGCTTGCCCTGTACGTCGGCGACATGCGGGAAGTCCTGCCCGCGCTCGGCGTCACCGCGGACCTGATCGTCACTGACCCGCCGTACCAGTCCACCACCCTCGCCTGGGACCGATGGCCGGAAGCCTGGCCCGTCCTCGCCGCCACCGTCTCGTCGTCAATGTGGTGCTTCGGATCGATGCGCATGCTCCTCGACCGCGCCCACGAGTTCGCCGACTGGAAGCTTTCCCAGGACGTGGTCTGGGAGAAGAGCAACGGCTCCGGATTTGCTCGTGATCGGTTCCGTCGTGTCCACGAGCATGTCACCCACTGGTACCGGGGCGATTGGCGGAGCATCCATCACGAGACCCCGCGGACCGCCTACAGCGGACCCGACAAGTCGGCCCGGGGGAGCGCTGATCGGGCCGCGCACACCGGCACAGTCGGGGCCCACGCCTACGTCGACGACGGCACTCGACTCGCCCGCTCCGTCATCCAGGCCGGAGCTGTCCGATACCAGCGGCGACACCCGACCGAGAAGCCCGTCGCCTTGCTGGAGCTGCTGATCCGGTACGGGTGCCCGCCGGGTGGCCTGGTCGTCGATCCGTTCGCGGGCTCGGGCAGCACCCTCGATGCCGCCCGCCGGCTCGGCCTCCGCGCCATCGGGATCGAACGGGATGAGGGGCACGCCGAGAAGGCCGCAGAACGTCTCGACGTGCCCTACGGCGTCGACCTGTTCGGCGAGATCCCCGCGTGACCATCCCACCCCGACCTTGATCCACCCCAACTCGACTGAAAGGGAACCCCGATGACCCCGACCCGCACCAACACCCCCGACCGCCAGACCGTCAACGACGAAGGCCGCACGGTCACGACCATCACGACCAAGCGCGCCTGCAACGGCTGCGGCGACCTCCTTGGCGACATCATCACCGGCGAGATGAACGCGGCCATCGACGGACGCCCGCTGCCCGATGTGCGCGGCGAGTGCCCGAACTGCAAGCCGGTTGTGGACCTGGAAGCGGCGGGCTGCAAGGCGTGGCGGCTCACCCCGCGGAACATCGCGGGCATCGACCACGAGATCGACCGCTACGACACGTTCGCCAAGCAGTTCACCGAGACCGACGACGACGGGCACGTAGTCACGATCGGCCTGCGCATCGGCGAGCGCCCCAACCACGTCGTCGCCCTGTTCGGCGACTGGATCATCCGGCGCCCCGACGGGACGTGGGCTGTGCACACCGCACCCGAGGCGGTGCAGTCGTGACCACCCAACCCGCCGCCGACGAGGTCCGCCAGCTCCTCGTGCACCCGTCGGTGTGGCCGCACCTAGAACTGTGGCTCGCCTCGCACGGGATCACCGTCTCGGCGCAGCAGTTCCCCGGCGACGAACTGCCGACCTACGTGATGACCATTCAGCCGAGCCCCACCCCGTGATCCACAACCCGACCCGAAGGAGCAGCACGATGACCGACCTCTACGACCACGAGCCGAAGCAGTTCTACTGGGACGCCGCCACCGAGCACTGCCCGCACAAGCCGATCCCCGAGCGGCACACCGATGCCTGGGACGAGTGGATGACGCTCGGCCACCAGCCCCACGACGACGGCGTGCTGTGCCTTTCGGCCCCCGCCGGAATCTGCTGCCCCGCCTGCTCTGCCGAGGGCTTCGACGCCGTGCCGTGGTCCCACTGCGTCAACCGCCAGCACTCCCGCGCCTGGCAGCCCGCCGAGCCCCGCCAGCACCGGCCGGTAACGGTCGACGTCGCCGGGCTGGAGTGCCTGGAGCGCGAGTGCGACGAGTACTTCACGGACGACGGCGACGAGATCCCCGGCAAGGACGCCTGCTCGCACGTGCGGCAGCTGGAGATCTGCGAGGGCTGCTCGGATGTGCCGACGGCCAGCAACGAGTACCCGGCCGTCGTCGCATGGACCGACTGCGGGCGCGCCAAGACCGAGGCGGTGCAGTCGTGACCGCCCACTCCCTCGGCACCGAGGTCTCCTGTGACGGCCCCGACACCGCACGCGCCTGCCCCGAGTCCGCCGCCATCCGCGCCCGCTTCACGTCGATGACGGCCGCCGCCGTTCGGAGGGACGGCAAGGCCGACGGCTGGGTGCGCCGCCGACGGGACGGACGGCTCGTCGACCTGTGCCCCGCCTGCAAGACCACCCCGTGACCGCACGCCCGTCCCGATACCACCAGGAGACCCACATGCCCACCGTCACCGTCACCGCCTCCGACGGCCCCGTCACCGTCGAGGCCGCCGAACCCGTACCCGGGCTGCGCCTCTACGAGCTGCCCGCCGAGCCGTCGCTCGCATACCGGTGGGTCCTCGCCCACCACGAAGGCCGCACCCTCGGCCTGTTCACGTCCGCCGACGGCGCGAGCGGTGCCGCTGCTGCGGTCGCGGCGATGGCGGACTGGACGCGGGGCGCGATGACCGTCGCCAACGAGATCTCGCTCGGCGGGAACGCCGAACGGCTCGGCTTCGCCCTGATCGCGCACGGCTGCGCGCCCACCTCCAAGTGACCGAAGGGATCTTCGACGTGACCGACCGCCCGTACACCGACGACGACCTCCGCCACGAAGCCGCCCGCCAACACGCCCTGTCCACCGAGGACCCCGACTTCATGGGCATCGGCGAGCGCATGCAGGGCACCGAGATCGAAAGCCTCCTCCCGCCCGCCGACGCCAACGGAGCCGAGGGCATGCACTGGGACGACCTGCCGCGGGAGGACTTCGACGCGGCGCAGCGCAGCATCGACGACCTCCTGACCTCAGCGGCCGACGTGTCGGAGTGGGCGATCAACCTCGGCGCCGACGGCCTGGAGCCGTCCACCGAGCACGAGATCACCCTCAACGCCGGACGGCCCATCGCGCGCATCCACTTCGCGTTCGAGGGCGGCATGCCCGAGGAGATGCGCACCGCGCTCGTCGAGGGAATCGGTGACGCGCTCAACCAGGCGGGCGTCGACCAGGAGCAGTGATCACGCAGGACGGTCCGCCCCGCAGCAACCGGGGCGGACCGCACCCCCAGCACACCACACCGACCACGGAGACGACCATGACCACCGACCCGCGTATCGCCGTCCTCGCCGCGATCTCCCGCCCCGACTGGCACCCCACCACGGCATCCCGTGCGCCTCGGAGGCGCACGGGATGCCGTGGGGTGAGGCTGAGGCGCTGCTCGCCGCCTACGACGCGTCACGTGCCGCCGCGCCGTCTGCGACCGCCGACACGATCGGCCTGTGCGGGTACTGCGGCGTCCCCCGCGAGACCCATCACCACGGCTACGTCAGTACCGCCGCAACGCTTGCGGCCGCACCCCACCGGATCAGCTGCGAGCACGAGCGGCCGAGTGTCCGCGACACCATGGGCCCGGCCGATGGCGGGCAGAAGATGCGGCTCCTCGACCGCCTGCACGCCAGCACGACGCCCGTGGAGGAGCCCGACGACCGGGACGTCCGCGACCGCATCGCCGACGTGCAGAGGATCGCCAAGCGTCTCGTCGCCCACGCCCGGGGATTCCAGGACGTACTCGACGAGCCCGATGGGGGCCCGTGGGCGAGTCTCGTCAGGGCCGACATCGACGAACTGGTCACGGCCCTCGCCGTTCTTCCCGCGCCCGCCGACCGGCCCGCCGTACTCGCCGAGGTCGAGCACGTGGTCCAGCAGGAGATCCACAACTGCGGCTACCCGTTGAACGCAGGCTGCGACTTCTGCAACGGGGTGACCACCGTGCTGGAGAAGGTGCGCCGCCTGGCCGACGAGGCGCAGCAGGCGGGGGAGGGCCGATGAGCGTCCGCCCGTACCGGGTGCTCGTCACCGGAAGCCGCGCAGTGCGTCGGCGGGGGCGCCGCTCGCTCCTCGATGCCGTTTCCCGCACGCACCGTCGTCCGTAGACGGCCTAACTCCCCGCCGAGGTCCCTTTTCTAGCCCCCGACTCTTTCAGGCGCTCCTAGCCCAGATCCCTTCCCCTTCGCCCCGAGAGGACCCAGAGATGCCCGACAAGCCCCCCTCGAACGCGATCGTTCACGGCGCCTGCGGCCGGTGGTGGACCGGCCTCGGCCGCGCCCACTGCCCGTCCTGCCACGTCACGTTCAGCTCCGACGCCGCCGCCAGCAAGCACCGCGTCGGCAAGTACGGCGTCGACCGCCGCTGCCTCCCGCCCGCCGAAGCCGGGCTTGAGCCCCGTGAGGCGCCGTGGGGGGCGTACTGGTCCGGCCCAGGCATCGAGGGCGACGCCTGGTTCAAGACCGCCGCCTGACCCATCGCAACACCGGCCGCCCCGAGCGGAATTCGGGGCGGCCGGCACCCACTAGTAGATCAACAGGAGGAACCCGTGTCGTACCCGCAGTTGCTCACCCCGGAAGAGAAGCTCGCCGACGCGAAGGCCCGCCTCGTCTTCGCCGACGAGGCGGCGTCATGACCGCCCCGATCCGCTGGACGCCCGACGAGCGCTCCGCGAAGATCCTCGCCGCGTTCACCAGCCACCGCGAAACCCGCGACAGCGTCCTCCGGCGAGCGCTCGAACTCCTCGCCCAGGCCGACGGCATCGTCGACAGCCGCGGGCGGATCAAGACCAGCGGGAGGCGGACGTGAGACGCGCCCTGACCGCCCGGCAGCGGCAAGTCCTCGGACTCGTCGCCAACGGCAACACCAACCGGCAGATCGCCCGCTGGCTCGGCTGCGACCCGCGGACCGTATGCCGCCACCTCGCCGGCATCTACCGCACCCTCGGCGCCCAAGACCGCGCCCAAGCCGTCGCGCTCGGCCTGCGCTACGGCGACATCACCCAGGACGACATCCACGAACCCGCCCGGGAGGCGGCATGAGCAACGCTCCAACACCCCGCCAGACGGCCACAGAAAGCCCCCAGAGCGCCTCACGGCCTTCGAGCGGACCCGAGCAGCCTCCGGCGCCTCCAGGACGCTCTGAGGCGCCACAGAGCGACTCGGCCGCCCACGACGGGCCGAGCATCGCCCAAGCAGCCGCCAACGACCGCCGTTGGCCACTGGAGAAGCACGGCGAATAGCCGCACCCCGAACTGCCCGCACCGCCAGCAAGGAGAACCGCCGTGCACGACCTCGACGATGCGCCCCGCTGCACCAGCTGCCGCACCCTGCTCTACGCCGACGAGCTCGGCCGTCAGGCCTGCCGCCCCTGCACCCACCGAGCCGACGGACACCTCGCCGCCCTCGCCGGACCGGACGGCCTGTACGCCCGCCTCAGCGGCACTGTCCACGGCGTCACGCTCGACACCGCCGGCGCCCGCCGCCCCGGTTACAGAACCCGATACGGGCACACCGTGGCGCGCGGCCTGCCGCTCGCCGCGAGGAGCTCCGCGTGACGTGCACTGCGAACGACGACGGGCGTCCCTGCGCTCTAGCGGCGGTAATGACGAGACCTGTGGCCCTTTGCCGGTTCCATCAACTTGAGGTCTGTGCAGTCGTGATTCCGGAAATGCTCAGAAGACAGCTCAGTGCCGTGCAGGAAGCGCCGCTGCTGCCGGATGGAGACGCCCGCGAGCACCCTGCGTCCAGGCCCGTGGGTGTGGACGGCTTGATGCGTGGGGTTCATGCAAGCGTCGTCTACTTCATTGCTAACGGAAGTCGCGTGAAGATCGGATACACGACCAATCTGAAGAGCCGCCTCGCGTCGCTGGCTCTTCGCCGCGAAGATGTTCTGCTTGCCCTTGAAGGCGGGCCGGATTTGGAGCGGGCGCTGCATACGCACTTCGCCGCGGACCGGAACGGGAGCACTGAGTGGTTCGATCTGTCGCCAGAGATCTTCCGGTATGTCACGGCCAGCCATCCGCAGCAGTCAGTGGAAAGTCGGCAGGACGGGCGTGACGAGCTGTTGGCTCGCGCTCGGCGCGACTTCCCTGCGGGCGCTTCGGTAAGGGCCCTCAAGTCTCGGTACAGGATTGGGCAGGCGAAAGCACAGAACCTGCGCAAGGCTCTCGCTGCCTGACCAGGAAGCCCACCCGCTAACCCTCCCGCGACGGCACCCGGGCGGCGAGATTCGACAGCAGACAGAACGCCATCCGCTCGTCCACCTCGCCGCCGTCCACCACCGCGGCCAGCACGGCCAGCACATCCTGCGCCTCAGTGAGGGTCAGCACCGGCAGCAGCGTCTCGTCATCCATGGACTGGCAACGGCAGGGGAGAGGCCGGGGACACGGGGCGGGTTGGCTAGGCCTTCTCCGGCGCCCGGTAACGCTCGATGAACTTGTCCACCGTGGCCGGATCGCGGCGCATCGCTGCCATCAGCTGGTTCTTGCGGAACCGCTCGCGGCCGGCTTCCAGGAGCTTCTCGTAGCCGTCGCGGGCCTCGACGATGCGCTCCACGGCGAGGAACTCGATCACGTCCTCCAGGCACGGCCGGAACCGCTTCCCGCCCACCGGGAAATGCAGGGCGGCGAGAGACCGGCCCGGGTCGCACTTCGGGGCATTCAGCGTGCTGAAGAGCTGCGATGTGGCATCAACCTGCAGGTGGGCGTCCGGGTAACCGTCGGCCTTGTCCCGTTCGTAGTCGTAGTGGAACAAGCCGTGCTTGGCATCCTGGGAGCCGAACAGTCCGACGAACGACTTGTGGACCATGAGGTGCTCGCGTTCGGCGTCCAGGCGCATCTGGAAACTGACGTCCATCCACAGCTCGGCCTTCGGTGCCCGTGGCTTCAGCTGGAAGCGCCGGGCGGTCAGTGTTCGCTTGTCGAGCAGGTGTCCGAGCATGAAAAGGCGGTCGTCACCCACCTGGAGTGCGACCGCCTTTATCTGGACGTGACGTGCGATCGTGCCGTTCAGGAGAGTCTGGATCTCCTTGGTGAAACCGATCGTCTGGTCACGCAGCTTGTCAGAGATCAAGTGCGCCGCCGATGGACACCCACAGGGACTGCGCCTGAGCCGAAGGGAAGTCGCGGCGGCGGGCCATGTCGCGCAGCTCCGCGTAGGTCAGACCGAGACGCTCCAGAGCCGCGTAGGCGGCCTCGCGGAACTCCTCCTGAGTGACCTCGGTGATGACGTCATCGTCGTGGTCGGCATGCCGTTGCTCCTGGATGGTCATTCGAATCGCCCCTACCCCCCGGTAGCTTCTCGATGACAACAGTGTCCCCCAAGGGTCTGACACCCTCGCCCAGGCCACCCGCGGCTGTCCACCTGGCTGACACTCCTGACAGATACTTCCCCCTTTCGCGTCGCCCGCACCCGCCCACTTGCACGCCCCGACGGAACCAGACCGCCACACGTTCGAAAGCGAACACACCGCACCACAACGCCCCCGCCCGGTGCGTCCGGGCGGGGGCGCGGACGCGCGGGTCAAGCAGCAGGGCCCAGCGGCAGCTGAAGCGGGCCCTGCCCGCCCATCCGGCGATGCAGGTAGCGCAGGCCCTGAACCGTCACCCGCAGCTGCTTGGACAGGATCGCCTCGCCGGTGTGCGGGTGGGTGTACGACGTCGGCCGCTCGGCGAGGTGCGCGGAGTGCTTCGCGTAGGGCACCCCGCCCCGGTCGACCATCTCGAACTCGCGGATGGTGCGCAGCAGCCGATTCTGACCCGTCGAGATGCCACGATCCCGGTTGAGAATGTGCGCGGCGTCGCGCAGCGCGTAGTCACCCTCCGCAGAGGCGAGGCTGTCCCAGGCCTGCGCCGACGGCTCCAGCTCGCGGACCCGCGACTCCAGCTGCTTGTTCTCCCGCACCCTGCCGAGGAGGTGGACCAGCGCCTCCTCGTAGTCCTGGGGGAGGGCGGTCTGGTTACGCGACTCCGCCTCGCGAGTCTTCACCGCGAAGTATGTCTGCGCCGCGGCGATCTCGGGCTTGCGGGGATCGCCATTCATGGCGACGAGGTAGGCGGCATATCGAGAGATCAGCCAGTCGCGGGCGGGGCGTCCGCCCTGGCTGGAGGGGTTTTTCGCGGCTCCGCGAAAGTGCTCGGCTGTCTCGTAGCCGCTGTTCCGGCAGGCGATGGTCGCTCGCTGGATCACGTCATCGAAGCGTTCCCATCGCTCGTAGCCCATGACGGGCTGGAGCTCGCGCGCCGACCAGTAGTGCATGCCCTCCGGGGAAACGCGGCGTAGGGCATCGAAGGGGGATCCGTCGTCAGGTGGGACGATGGCCATGGTGACTCCAAGGTCTGTTGGGTTCAGGCAGGAGTGATCGACTGGGCCCGCCCTGGACCGGCAAGAACAGGGCGGGCCTGCCGCGTCTCACGGTAGCCCAATCGGATGCAGAATGTGTCAACTTCCATCAACTAGATTGAGTGGAGGTGGGAAGATCTGCCATCATGGTTGACATGGACGGCATCCCCGAGAAGACGCGACTCATCCGGCTTGGCGAGCTCATGCATCAGCGAAGGCTGGAGCTCGACCTGTCCAAATTCGCAGTCGCCAGTGCCGCCGGAATCTCGATCAACACCTACCGGCGTCTCGAAGAAGGGCAGCCCGTCCGCGACGTGACCTACGCCAAAGTTGAAAGCGTTCTGGGGTGGGCCGCCGGGTCAGCGCAGCGAATCCTCAACGGCACTGGCGGTGCGGTAGAAGTCCACAAGCCCGGTCGCGGCGTTGTGGTCGAAGTCCCCGAGGAGGAGCTGACTGACTCCGTGCAGCGCGCGGCTATCGCTGTCAGCGACGATCTGACTGCCGCCCAGATCCGGGACCTGTCACGCCGTGTGCTGGAAGACCTCAAGAAGCGCGGCATCCTGTGAACCCATGAAGAAGGCCCCGCCCGGATTGGGCGGGGCCTTCTTCATGCCGTGGTCAGCGTGCCCCGTACTGCCAGGTGCTGCCGGTGCCCCGGTACTCGGAGACGGGAATCGGCTCGACACCTTCCCGCATCCGTGACCGGTACAACTGACCGTGCAGGTGGTCGACCTCGTGGGCGACGAGCCGGGCAAGGCCACGCTCGAAGATCGTGATCCGTTCGGTGCCGTCGATGTCCTGATGCTCGACAGAGATGGCGAGCGGGCGGGGCACCTTCCCGCGCACGTCGAAGAAGCTCAGGCAGCCCTCGTATTGCTCGTCGGCGTCGGGGGACTCCTCAACGATCCGCGGGTTGAACAGGGTGATCGACTCGCCCTCCGGTGTGCGGACGATCGCGGCGGCCCGGTCGATGCCGATCTGTGGCGCCGCCATGCCCATGCCCTTGCCGAACACGTGGACTGTGGCTGCTCGTTCGCAGGCGGAGATGAGTTCGGCGACTACTCTGCGCGCGTCCTCGGCCTCGGCTGGCAGGTCGAAGGTGCGGGCCGTCTTGGAGAGGATTGGGTCGCCCTCCTGGACGACTCCGACGGCGCGCATCCTCTCGCTCGCAGTCGCTTCGGTCACGGTCTCCACCTGTCGGGACTCCTCAAGGTCGGGGCGCTGACGGAACTTCCATTCGAGCCTGTACCTGGCGTGCAGCGGCGGGTTGTCCGTCGACCATGAGTAGATCCGCCGGCCGTCTTCCTCAGTGCGCCGTATCGGCGTGCGCAAGGGGAGAGCTTCAGCGGTCATGGTCGTTTCGGTACCCCATACCGTGGGGGCGATCTCGGCGGGGAAGTCCAGGCGGACGCTCATGCGCTGCGTCGGGAGGCGCACCGCCCGTTGGAACCAAGATCCCCACTTTTGATCGCTAACGGTATAGCTGTACTCAAGCCAGGATGATTCGCCAGGATAGAGCGGAGACTGGTCGAAGAGCAGCCAGAGTTCCTTGAACGCATCCCGGTCGTGCTTCACCCGCCACGTCAACGGTTCGCCGTCGACTGACGCACTGAGACCGATCTCCTCCCACGTCAGCGGGTTGTCTCGGTAGTGCCGGTTGGAGCGCTCGGGGTCGCCCGGGTAGCGGTCCACGGAGATGCGGATCAGGTAGCGGGTCACTGGGTCGGGCGAGTCGTTGTAGAGCCGACGCCGCTGAGTCGCCCGGTAGACGTGCCCGTCGTAATGGAGCGTCGTGTCCTCATGCTCGACGATCAGATTCGTCGTGTGCGACTCCTCGCCGTTCGGCGCGGGATGCGGGGCCACCGGGCGGCCGTGCTTCACGATGTCGCGGAACGCGCGCCGGATCGCCCCGCCGGCCTGCAGGACGTCGTCTGCCAAGGCGGCGAACTCCTCGGACGCGGGCAGCTGACCGCCCTCGACCTTCGACACATACGACGGCGTGTACCCGACCTCGCGAGCCAGCTTGGACTGGCTCTTGCCGCGGATGTCGCGCCAGTGCTTCAGCTCGGCGATGAACGCTTCGGCTGCCGCCTGCATCGCTCCCCCTGTGCCTATGAGTGAGTTGTGAGTGATCGACTCTCAGGCTGCCGTCACAGCGTCACTGGCGAGTTTCCTGGCAGCTGACCAGGGAGGCTCAACGTGGCACTGGAACCGGATCAGGAGGGCGATTCGCTCTCCGTGAGGCGCTCGCGATCGATCTTGTTTGCGATCTTCCGAGCCCACTCTCGGCTGTACGGGGTGTGCTCGGCGATCACGGTGAGTGGAACCCCCGCACTGCGGGCATCCGCCACGAGTTCGTCAAGGTGTTGCCGACTCGCCTCGTATGTGGCTGCAGCGCGGTCGAGCTTGCGCAGCCACGGCCTTCTGGCGCGCTCATCAAGGAGCTTGTCGGGCTTACCTGTCATGCCCTGCATCGTCTCATGAGGCTCTGCCAACTGAATAGGCGCGGCGCGACCAAACAATCACTGCCAACTATGTTGCACTCGGAGCCCGTACTGTGCACTATGGAGCTGCCAACAAAATGGGCAGCCCCGCCCGGTGCTACCAACACCGAAACGGGGCCTAGGTGCGACCCCTGCGGAAGAGGGAGCGAACCATGAGCACAACCGTACAGCCCGCCCTTGCGGCGGAACCAATCATCGACCGCCTGCCGCAGACCATCACTGACACCCCCGTCCCGTACACCGTGACCGAGGCCGGCGCCTGCGCCATCGAGGGGCCCCTCAGCAGGGCTGGCTACCGTCTGGTCCCCGCTAGGGTCGGCAGGTCCGGCGAGCTGGTCACGGTGTATGTCGAGTGCCCGACCGGCTGGTGCGTGGTCGACCACGCCGCTGAGCCGGTCGGGAGCGTCGAAGACATCAACCACCAGGGCGCGCCCGCGGTCCTGAACCTGGCGTCGGACCAGGTCGTCAGCGCGCCGACCGAGGTCTACCTGTCGTGGTGGCCCGGCTCCCGCGATGCCGCCGCCCGCCCGTGCCTGGCCGTCGATGTCGACTGCGAGGTCGCTGTCTATGGCCGCACCGCAGCGCTCGCCCTGGTCGACCAGATCACTGCATTCGCCGCAGACGTCCGTCGGCTGGCTGAGTCCCTGCCCGACGACTCCACGACCGAGGCGGTGCAGTGATGACCGCCCCCGTCATGTCCGCCGCCGACGTCGCCGCGCACGAGGCGGGCTCCTACGTCCGCCGCCGGCCCCGTATGCCGCTGGATGTCTCGGACGAGTTCCTGCGTGCTCTGCACCGCGAGGACACGTGGGATGTGCCGGCCGCCGAGCGTCGTACCTGCCCCGATCATCTGGACTGGCGTGACCGGTGCCAGCGGCTGCATGAGGCGGTGGCGTCGTGACGACGAAGCCGCGGTTCTCCAGCGAGTTGCAGGCCGGTATCGCTATCGGTCGGCTGATGGGCCGGATCGACCCGGCTCCGGAGGCTGCCCCGTTCATGCGGTTCCTGTTTGAGACTCCGGCCGGCGAGTGGGCCTTTCACGGCCACGTTTCCGAGGCTGGCGCCGTCCTGATCGCCGCCCTGCTGGAGGCGGAGGAGGACCGGCAGGTCCGTCGCCCGCCGCGTCTGGCCGTTGTTCGGCCGCTCCGCCCGGCCTAACCCCCCTAGTCCGCCGCGGGTGGCGGATGTTTCGGCCCCTCCCGATCCTGCCGCCCGCGGCTCCACTTCTTGATCCTCGAAGGGATCGTCATGTCTCCGTTCCTGTTCGACGCCGATTTGGGTGTCACCGGGCTGGGTCTGAGGGCCCGCTCGTCGGCCACGGTCGCCGATGTGTCCGACGCCTACGCGGCGCAGCTGATCGGCGAGTACCGCGATGCGGTCGCGGCCGGCCGTCTCGACGTGATGCAGCTGATCCGGGATCACGCGGCAGCGATCGACCCGCTGCTGCTGGACGAGCTCGACGGCTTCGACTACCCGGCGGCGGCGTGATGTTCGGCCGTCGTACCCCGGAGCAGTTGGCTGCCGCGGACCATGTGCGCCGTGCGAAGCGGCGCGGGAAGGACGCGGCCGACCTGGCCAGGCGCCTGAAAGCCGAGACGGACGCTGCGGCGAAGCGCCCCACCCCCTGATCGCCGCGCCGGCGGGGATTCCGTTCCCCCACGGCCTCCGCCGGCGCGGCTCCCCAGCCCTTGCCCGGCCTCCACGGGCGTATGCCGCAAGTGCAGGCAAGGGCGCGACCGCCGACCGGCGGTTCATCAAATCCTTGGAAGGAGCACGTTATGGGTTTTCGTCGCAGCCTGTCGGACTCGGACCTGGCGCAGAGCATGGAACTGGAATCGGAGATCGCCCAGGACGCTCACGCGAACGGCAACCGGGCGCGTGAGGAGGCGGCGCACGACAGCCTCAACGAGTACCTGGACGAGGCCGAACGCCGCGGCTGGACGAAGAAGTAATGGCCGGGGCGATCGTCGCCGCCGTCGCCGCGCTGGCGGGTGTGCTGTTGCAGGCGCTGATCGGCGGCCGGCGGGCGCGTGCGGAGCGGCGCCGGGCCGAGTTCGTCGACACGGTCCGCGGCGTGCTGGCGGCGTATGTCGAGTTCCGCAGCGAGCAGTACCTGAAGATCGCCGCCCGGCGTGAGGGGCACGGCGACAGTGACGAGTCGCGCCGGGCCCGCTATGCGGCTCGCAGTGCGCTCACCGCGGCGATCGATGCCCTGTACACGGCCACCGACGACCAGCAGCTGCTGGCGGCAGCCGAGGAGGCCCGCGAACTGGCGGTGGCCCTCGGCGATGCCGCCCCGGCCCCGGGCCAGGTCGACGAGGCGGCGGTCGAGGAGATCGGGCAGCGCGCCCGCGAATCTCACTCCGACCTGCGTCAGGCCGCGCACAAGGCCCTGCACCACTGAACGTTCAGCCCCGGTGACCTGCCGCGAGGGCGCCCGATCGACTCGGGCCCGGGGCACGCACCACAACCATTCACCGATCCGAGAGGAGCCCGTGATGGGCCTGTTCAACCGCACCGACAAGCAGTGCGCGCAGGAACTGGTGGCCGCGGCGATGGTCACGAAGGACGCGGACGAGACCGCCCGGGTGATCCGGCAGAAGGGGCTGACGCAGGAGGAGATGGCCCGGGGCGCCGCGTACATCCGTTCCGGCAAGCGGGTCACCGGCCGCGGCTGACTCACCCACCGAAAGGAGCCCGCCATGGACAAGTACACGACCGACACCGGCAGCGAGGTCGAGGTGGAAGACGACGGCGACTTCACCATCACCTTCCCGATGACGGCGCCCGCGCCGGACGGCAGTGACGAGGACTGACCCGGTGCCTGGCAAGCAGTGCGCGCAGTGCGAGGCGCACGCGGTCCTCCATAGCGGAAACCCCGGGTTCGGCCCCAAGAACGAACCCTGCCCGCCGTGCGAAGACCACGCGGCCAACGGATGCCCCGGCATCAACCGCAAGTAACCACCAGCCCAACACCCAGAGAGGGGCCCGCTGTGGCCTGGAAGGAATGGCACTGCGACGGCTGCAAGACGCACTACCTGCTGCACAAGGGCGGCAAGAACCTGCCCTGCAGCTGGTGTGAGGCCCACGCCGAAGACACGTTCTTGATCTTCTTCGACAAGAGCTGACCCACCCGCCGAACCTCAACCCCCATCCGAGAGGAGGCCGCCATGCGGCCCCGATCCTGGCTGCTGCTGGCGGCCTTCCTGTTCCTGACCGGTATCTGCCCGCCGATCGCGTCGCTGCTCGGCGGCACGGTCGGCCTGGCGGTGGCCGGGGCCGTGGAGCTCCTGTCGCAGCCACCGCTGCTGGGCCTCGCCCTCGTAGTGCTGGCCGTCACCGCCTACCGCCGCCGTCCGGTCGTCCCCCCGGGGAGGGCCTGATGCCGGTCACGTTCCGCAAGAGCTACCGGATCTTCCCCGGCGTCCGGCTCAACATCAACCGGCGCTCGTGGTCGGTCACATTCGGCGGCGGCAAAGGCCCACGCCACACGATCTCGTCGACCGGACGCCGCACCACCTCCATAGACCTGCCCGGCCCCTTCGGCTGGCGATCCACCCGCACCCGACGCAACCGAGAGGACTGATCACCGTGAGTCGCTACCTCGAAGAGGCCGCCGCCCTGCTGCGCAAGTCGGCCGAATCTAACGAGAAGCAGAACAACGCAAAGGACTACCGCATCGACTCTCTTATGGAGGGCCGAGAGCGGATCGCCCGGCAGTTCGCCACGCTCGCCGCCATCGACAAGGGCCTGCTGCCCGCCGACATCACGGCGGACGTAGTACGCGCCCTGACGGAAAGGGCGGAGGCCTGACATGCGTGCCCTCGACCTCGCCGCGATACCGCCTGCCGGTGCCGCTACCTACGGCACGATCGTCGCCCTGCAGTCGGCCGGGATGTCGGAGCGGCCCGCGCACGCCCTCGGCGCCGTCGCGATCATCCTCTACCTCGCGCTGCTGACCACGCTCATCGACCACATCACCGCAGCCCGCACCGCCGTGCGCGACTGAACCCCTGAAAGGACTGATCCACCGTGGCAACCTCCGTCGACAAGAAGGTCAACGGCCACCACGCCGTGGCCTCGCCCGAGCCCCGGTTCGACCCGGTCGCCCTGGCCGAGGCGGAGGCCATCCGGACACGCGCCGCCGCCGAAGCCGAAGCCCTGCGCATCAAGGCTGAGGGTGAGGCCGACGCCGCCCGCACTCTCGCGGCCGAGCAGGCCGAGAAGGACCGCCTGGCCAACGAGCGCACCAAGATCACACTGGAGCGCAAGAAGGCCGACCACGACGCCTACATCGCCAAGAAGGCAGCCGAAGCCGCCAAGTCGCTCGCCGACAAGGAGAAGGCGGAGAAGGCCGAGGCGGAGAAGGCCGAGCGGCAGGCACGGCGGGCCGCCGAACAGCAGCGCAGCGAACGCATCTGGAAGTGGGGCGCCCGCGGCATCTACGCCGTCGGCCTGCTCATCGCCGCACCCGTGCAGTTCATCCACTTCTGGGACCGCGAGCGCCCGTTCCTCGTCGCCGCCCCCGCCCTCCTCGAAGGGTTCGCGCTGGCACTGGCCTTCGGCGCCGCATGGGCGGTCGCGCACCGCCGCGACGTCGCCCCCTACCGGATCGGCATCATGCTCGGCGCCCTGATCGCCGCCGGCGTCAACCTGTACGGCGGCCTGGTCGACGAACGCATCGGCCTCAACGCCGGGCTCATCGGGGCGATCGCCTCGCTCGGCGGGCCGATCGTGCTCATGGCCTACGAGCACGGCCTCGCACAGAAAGCCGACGGCATCCCGTCCTGGCGCGAGCGACGTGCCGCCGACCGGGAGCAGGCGGCCCTGGCGAAGGAGCGGGAGCGGGCGCGTGCGGAGAAGGCCGCCGCGGACAAGAAGGCTGCCCTCGACAAGGACGCCGAACGGCAGCGCGCGATCGCCGAGCAGAACCGCCGCGACGCCGACCGGCGCGACCGCCACCGAGACGTGTGGGAGGTCGCCGACGCGATGCGCTCCGCACGCGGCTCGGCCACCGTCACCGAGCAGATCTGGGCGGAAGCCTGGTACCGCGTCACCGGCTGCAAGCACGTCGGCATCACCCCGGAAATCGAAGCCCGCGCCCGCGCCGCCGAAGCCCGCATGAAGACCGCCACCGAAGCACCCGTTCTTGGATCTATGTCGCTGGTTGATTCCCAAATCAAACCTCGCCGGAAGAAGGACCCGGAGACCCCCGACGGGCGCCGCAACAACGGCGGTACACCCCCTGTCCGCCGGCCCGGAGATACCCCGCCGTACAGCCAGCTCGCCCGCCGTCAGATCGGCATCCAGCGCAGCACCGAGAAGAAGGACTGAGAACCGTCATGGCCACCCCGACGTCCGCCCGCCAGAACCCTGCGGGCCCCGCCCCCACAGTCCCGCCGCAGCCGGCCGGGCAGCCTGTCGACAAGCGGCCCGCGACCCCGCCGCACCACCTGCCCGCATGGGTCCACTCGAAGACGGCCAACGCCCGACGCATGGCCCGCACCGTCGGCACACATCCCGCCGTGGTGTGGATCGGCTGGTCGGCGCGCGGCTGGTGGCACATCGCCCGCATCGAGCACGACAAGATGGTCGGCGACTATCCGCAGATGATCCGTACCGCCCGTGCTCACATGGCCGCCGCCAAGGGGGACATGGCCAAGGAGGCGCAGGCCGAGGCCAACGCCAACCGGCGCACCCAGCAGCTGCAGGAGCGCCGCCGCCGCTACGCCCTGACCCGCGGTCTCATGGCGGCCCCTGCCGCGGGCGGCGCCGTATACGGGCTCGTCGAGGGCGGAGTGTGGATGTCGGCGCTCTACGCGGTGGCCGCGGTCACGGTGGGCGTATGGCGGGGCCGTCCGCGCGGGGTCGACCCCGGCAAGGTCGAGATCGCCGGCCAGGACGGCGACCCGTTCCCGATCGCCGACGCCCGCAACCGCACCGAGGCCGCCGAATGCGTGCGCCGCGCCCTGACCTCCGAAGGCATCGCGGTCGCCTCGGTGGAGGCGAACAAAAGGCACGCCTGGGGCTGGGAGATCACGGTCAGGCTCGCCAAGGGCAAGCCCGCCGACATCGTCACCAAGGCCCCCGACCTGGAGACCCCGCTCGACTTGCCGGAGAACGGGCTGCACTGCCAGCCCATGCGCGCCTCCCGCGGCCAGGTGGTGCTGCGGCTCGTCCAGTCGGACCCCTTCGAGCGGATCCCCGCGGCGCCGGAGCGGAAGCCCAATAGCCGCCGCCTGAAGGACAAGCAGCTGGTCGCCTACCGGATGGACGGCCAGGAGTTCGAGCCGTCGCTGCTCGGCATCCACGTCATCGTGATCGCCGGGTCGGGCGGCGGGAAGTCCGTCATCCTGCGCACCCTCGCGGACACGCTGACCGCATGCGACGACGTGGTCGTCGGCGACCTGGATCCGGGCGGCAACGGGCTCGCCCCGCTCGCTGAGGCGATGGGGGTGCGGGCGATCGGCGACGACCAGATGGGGCAGATCGAGAAGATCCTCGAACAGGCCCTGAAGATCGGGAAGGCGCGGCCGAGGCTGTTCGCCAAGCACGGCATGAAGGAGAACTGGGAACCCTCCCCGGACCAGCCGGCGATCGTCCTGTTCATCGACGAGTACCCGCAGCTGTCCGACCGGGCCAAGGAACTCGCCGTCAAGATCCTGCAGACAGGCCGCAAGTCCCGCGTGCAGCTCGTCCTCGCCGCACAGGAAGCGACCAAGGATGCGATCGGTGCGGCCATCGCCGACACCATCGCGCTGCGGATCGTCGGACCGTGCCGCCGCCAGGACGTCGTGCAGGTCTTCGGCGGGGGAGCGGGCGACCAGGGCTGGCGGCCCGACCGCCTCGACCCCGCGGAGGGCAACGCCGAGGGCGACGACCTGCGCGACGCCTCCCAGGCCTACATCCGCGGCTGCGGCTCGCGCGAGCCCCTCAAGTACAAGTTCGTCTTCCTCGACGACAAGGACGGACGCCGGCGCGGCAAGGAACGCGCGGCGGCAGGCCGGCCCGTGGTCGACCAGGAGTCGCTGATGATCGCGGGCCTGGACCGGTTCGGCGCGACCGAGGAAGACCGGCTCCGTGCCAATCTGCCGAGAATCGTGATGATGGTGCGCGGCGCGTTCGCCGCAGCCGACGACCCCGACTTCCTGTCCACCTCGGACCTGGTGACCTACCTGGGAGCGCACGACCCGCGCTCGTGGGGTGCCGAGCGGTTCGGTGACGACGAGTCCAAGGGGCACGCCGTGGCTGCCCGCCGCCTGGTCGCCGATTTGAAGGGGGCCGTCGAGGGCTTGGATCTCGACATCGACATGTCGACGGTTCAGGTCAGTGGGGTGCGCGGCTACCGCATTGAAACGATCAAGCAGGTGACCGGAGAGAGCCCCCTCTGAGGTGCTCGGATGACCTGTGGCGACCCGTGAAGCCGCAGGTCACAGCCGTGAAGGTATCTGTGACTTGCCGTGATTCCGGGCCCGTTGCCGTGAACCGGCCACAGGTCGCCACGGCAAAGGCCACGGCTCTGACCTGGACGTTCACGGGTCGCCACGGCAAGGAAAGCGGCAAGAATGCGAAGGAGATCCCGATATGGGCCGCACACTCAAGGTCGTCGAAATGACGATCAACGGGCACCCGTATGTGTGCCCCGAGTGCGCCGCGGCGGCGTTCACGCTCGACGCGACCGGCTTCCTCGACGGCCTGCCCGCCTCCGGCAACTGCCCCTCCTGCGGGCACTTCTGGCAGGACCCGCTCATCACCTGCGCCGCCCTCCGCCAGATCCGCGCGTCGAGCTCCGGCCGCGAACGGGCCACGGACACCGACACGTTCGAGATCACCGTCGGCGGTGCGGTCCTCGCCGGAACCCTCCACCCGGAGGTCACCGCCGACGACCTCAAGCAGGCGGGCCGCGTGTACTGGCGGCGGATCGCCAAGCCGGCCGTGCGGCGGAAGAAGCGCGAGGTGGTCCGCGCCGTCAAGCGGCCGATCCGGGCGGCGAAGAAAGCCGCCTCCGGGCGCGTCGACGAGGCGGTCGCCACCGCCAAGGCCGCGGCCGTCGGGGCGGCCTGGAGCCTGCAGACCGGCGAGCCCGACCCCGACTGCGCGCCCGAGCCGGTCAACCCGTGCGGGGCCTGCAGGGGCAAAGGCAAGTTCAAGATCGACTCCCACCTGCACGACGCAACGACCGTCCGCTGCTCCGTTTGCTTCGGCACCGGCGAAATCGACTAGGAGACCCGTCATGTCCAGCCCGCTGCCCGAGCGGCCCCCGATCCACGCCGCACCGGCGACTGGACAGGCCGCCCTCTCCGACGCGGTCATCGAAGCCGCCATCGCCAACGCCATCGAGCAGGCCAAACGGCACGGCACCAGCCCGCAGGCCGTCATCGGCACCACCCCGCCCGTCGCCCAGCCCGGTATCCCGCCCATGGACCCGCACTACACCCAACTCGGCCGCCTGTGCCTCTACATCGGCTGCGCGACCGTACCCCCGGGGCTGGTCGGCTCCCTGTTCATGGTCGCGACCGGCTACGCAGATCCGACCGTCCTCGCCTGGTGCGCGGTCGGAGTGGCCAGCCTGGCCGTCCTCGTGATCGCGGTCGGCAAAGCCGGCAAGCGCATCATGAGCGCCGCCCCACCACCCGCCATCCACGAGCACTACACCGGCACCGTCTACCAGGACCAGCGCAACGTCCACACGTCAACCAAGGGTGTGTGGGCCAAGACCAACAACCAGCAGTGAAGGAGAACGACATGATCACCGAAACGCTCGACACCACCGACCTGCACCGGCAGGCGGTGTACCTGCTCGTCCAGTCGAAGATGGCCGACCGGGCGGGCGCCAACCCGGCCGAGTGTCCCGTGCACCGGAAGGCGCAGGACGCCGTCGAGACGGCCGTCGCCGCCGGGGCATCCCACGCCGACATCCACCGCGAGGCCGGCATCCAGGAAGCCATCCACGTCCTGTCGTGCCAGCTGCCCGGCTACGAGCCGGCCATCGACTACGACGGCGCCAGGTACGGCGTCGCGGCCTGAGAGGAGACGACATGGACAACGAGTGCCAGCTCTGCGGAGCACCCGGCGGATACCCGTACTGCAACGCCGCCTGCGAGGCCGCCGACAACCCTGAAGAAGAGGAGTGATCCGCACGCGCCCAACTGGCCCGACCACCAGCTACGGCTACGAGCCGCAAGCCGCCTGACCCGCACGAGCGCGCCCCCTCCGCAGTCAGCGCGGAGCGACTACCCGCCCGCGCCTAGGCCCCGGCCGCATTCCGCGTCCGGGGCCTTCGCTGTCGGTGCCGTCTTCGCGATCCACCGGTCGCCGGTGACCTGCCTCGGCGGCAGCGCGGGCAAGAGTCCGTGGGCCAGCAGCCACGCCAGGCCGGCAGCCGTCTCCGCCTCATCGTCGCCCAGCACCGAGAACCGTAACGCCATGCGGTGAGTGTGACCGAGCGGGCGAGGGAGCGGGGCGGGAACCGGGGGATTAGGCGTCGGAGGTGGTCTCGCAGAGCCCCAGCCCCGCCGACAGGACTGGGGCTCGCGCATTCGAGTGTGCCATTGGCTCACCGTGTCAACCGCCAGTGCAACAATTGGCTCAAGTCTCACCCTGCTTCCCGTGCCACCCGAGGAGCCTGCCGTGCACGACCACCCCACTCGCAAGCCCTGTCCCGGCCCTTGCAACAACGCCTGGCGCCGCGCTGAAACAGTTCTCGCCGAGACAGGCGCCGACCACCACATCACCCCGTCCTGGGGGCAGCCCATCCAATGCTGGGACTGCGTGGGGCGAGCCCGGCGACAGATTGACGAACTTCCCGAACTCCTCACCCAGATACAGGTCGAAGCCCTCTATGGCACCCGCCCGCAGAACACCGCCACCATAGGCAGCCGACCGAACGACGCCCCTGCGTGGCCCGGACAGGCGGCGCGACTCCTTATCGACGGCCTCCTCGGCGAGATGGAAGAACTCGTCACCGACGTCCTCACGCAACGCGGCATCTGGAGCGGCGACTTCGAACCTGACCGCATCGGCACGCGCGAGGGACGCCGCATCAGCGCCGCATGCTCGACGCTCGCCGGGCACCTCGACTGGATGATGCAGCAGCATCCGGCCGCAGCCGAACCCCACGAGACCGGCAACGCCAACCCCGCCGGACAGATCCGTCACTGGCACGGCACCGCCCAGCGCTTCACCAAGCAGCACCCGCAGCGCGACGTCCGCAAGATGGCGCCCTGCCCACGCTGCAAAGGCCCCTACCTCGCCGAGTCCCGCGACCTCCGACTCGTCGACGACCGGCCTTACATCGAATGCCGTGATCCCGACTGCCGGCGCATCATGACCGGCGCCGAATACGATACTTACGTCAAGGCCCTCGCCGCAGTCGTCACTCAGGCCGCTTGACTTCCGCGCGCATCATGCATGATCCTGAGGCCACGCGCAGCATGCCCGCACATGCTCAAGGCCTCACGGACTATTCCGTAGAGGCCCTTTCTCATGCTCAGGCACCCTGCAAGGAGGTGGCCGACATGGTCGACCTGACCGCAGACCTGCAGACCACCCTGTGGACCGTCGCCGAAGCAGCAGAAGCCGCCCAAGTTCGCCCCAACGTCGTCCGCAACTGGAAGTACCGCGGCGTCCTCAAGCAAGCTGGCGAAGATCACAACGGGCGCCCCCTCTTCCGCGCCATCGACGTGATCATCGCCGAGAAGGCAACCCGAGAGAAGGCACGGCGTACCTACGCCGCATAGACCCCTGCGCACGGTGGTCGCGCAGGAAGGGCCTCGTAGCGCCACGCGCTCGGCCCACCCCGTCCGCATGCTCCGTGGGGGAGCCACGCGGACATGTCCCGCCGTCGCCCAACCCCCCAGGTTCCGGCGGCGGGACACCCCACTCATCGCGCCAGGAGGCAGCCATGCCCGACGAGTACGCGCTGCGGCTGGAGGCCTCCGGCGAGGTCACCACCGCCCAACCCGACACCATCGAGCCGGAGCCCGAGGAGGCCGAGGAATGACCGCAGGACTCGCCCCCAGCCTCGTCTCCGGCTGGCTCAACACACTGCGCTCCGCAGGCTCCGCGTACTCGGCGGTCGCCGGGACGTTCGCACAGCTGCACACCGGAGACCCCGGCGCAGCCGGCACCGCCAACGTGTCCGTCGGCTCGACGACACGGAACTCGTTCACGTTCGCCGCATCCTCGTCCGGGTCCGCCCTGGCGCTGAGCGCAGCCCCGTCGGCGTGGACCAACGGCGGCACCTCGGAGACGCTCACCCACATCTCCGTATGGACCGCGTCGACGTCCGGAACGTTCCTGTTCTCGGTGGCACTGACGGCGTCGAAGGCGTGGGCGTCCGCCGATTCGTTCAACCTCGCCACGCTCACCGCGGCACTGACTCCACAGTCCAGCTGACGGCGAGCGGCCGGAGGGGGAGGCCGCCGTGACGACCTTCACCGACGACTTCAACCGCGCCAACTCGACTGACCTCGGCGCCAACTGGGTCGAGGTCAGCGGCGACTGGTCGATCATCTCCAATCAGCTGTCGTCGGGATCCTCGGGCGGAACGATCATCCTCCGCGCTGCCGGGGCGATGGCCACCAACGACAATTCCGCACAGGTGACGATCGCGGCGACGGCATCCGTCAGCCACGGCGTCTGGTGCAGAGGCAACACCAACATCACCAGCGGCTACCTGTGGCGCAACGACGGCACGTCCTGGAACCTCTTCGCCGTAGTCGGCGGCTCCTTCATCAGCATCGGCAGCTACGCCGCAGCAGCCGTCGCAGGCGACGTGGCGAAAGTGCAGGCCGTCGGCTCGACCATCAAGGGCTACGTCAACGGCGTCCAGCGGGTCAGCGTCACCGACACCAACGTCGCCGCCGGCACGAGCGTCGGGATCCGCGCCGAATCCATCAGCACGCTCCGCTTCGACGACTTCACCGGAGCCGACGTCGCCACCGGCACCACCGGCGACGCCGCCCTGTCGGGAGCCGCCACACTGTCCGCGTCGGGGCTACGGTCCACCGCCGGCTCCGCCGCCCGAACGGCTACAGCCACCCTGACCACCTCCGGCATCCGCACCACCACCGGCGGCGCGGCGCTCACACCCACCGCCGTCCTGAGCGCCGGCGGAGTGCGAGCCTCGGCCGACGACGCCAGTCTGGCGTCCACGGCCAGCCTCACGGCAGACGGAATCAGGGGCGGCTCGGCGGCGGCGGGCCTGGCCGCTTCGGCGCCGCTGACCGCAGCCGGCCAGGTCACCGTCGTCGGCGACACCGCACTCGCGGCCACAGCAGACCTCGCGGCCACTGGGCAGCGCAGTGCCGCCACCGAAGCCGGCCTCGCCGTCACTACGGACCTGGCCGCCACCGGGCTGGCGGGCCGGGTCGCGCAGTCCGACCTCGCCGCGACCATCGAACTCACCGCGAGCGGAGCACGCCAAGCGCAGGCCGACGCAAGCCTGGCCGCCGCGGTTCTCCTGCTCGCGCAGGGGCAGGTCGACCGCAGCAGCACCGCCGCCCTGACAGTCGCAGCCGCACTAGCGGCCGACGGGGTAATGGGCGCGCCGCCCGTCCTCGGCAACGCCGCCCTCACCGCGACGGGCATCCGCTCCGCGACAGGGGAGCGCACGACAGCCGCCGTAGCCACCCTGGCCGCCGCGGCGACGCTCACCGCAGCAGGAGCAACGGCAGTCACCGCCAGCGCCGCCCTCACAGCCACAGCCACGCTCACGACCAGCGGCACGACGCTCTCCACCCACGACGACATCGACATCACCGTCGGCGCACCCCACGGCACCTGGTCCGCAGGCGCCCCGCATCCGGATGCGTGGGAGGTGGGCGCCCCGTGGTGATCCCCGCCTCCTCGACGGAGTACCTGCACATCCCCGTCACTGCCCCGGCCGGTATCGACCTCACCGGGACCCCGGTACGAATCGCCATCGTCGCCCATGATGACAACCCCGCAGACAGCGAATGGCAGACCGCAACGTGGGGCGACGACGAGGCGAACCTGCTCGTCGGCCCCGACACCGCAACCCTGCTCGATCCCGGCGACTACCACGTGTGGATCAACGTCGACGTCCCCGGACCGGAGAACATCGTCCGTCGTTCCGGTGCCCTCACTGTCACGTGAACGTGCATCTCTACCTGCATCAACGGGGGCGACGTGAGCGGTGGATGGGAAGGCAGCAACCGGCGAGCCGAACTGCCAGACGACTGGTACACACGCATCCGGCCGATGGTCCTCGAACGGGACGGGCATCGCTGCCAAGCATGCGGACGGCCGGCCACCGACGTCGACCATATTGGCGACAAGCACGACCACAGCCTCGGCAACCTCCAAGCGCTGTGCGGCTGGTGCCACCGACAGAAGACCGCGCGGCAGGGCAACCAGTCGCCGAACCGGGCCAAGGTGACTGAGGCGAGACCGCGCGAGCAGCATCCGGGAATCACGTGACCGGCTCGAATCTGTGTGGGTCTTCCAGGCTGAAGCAGATCATGGACCCCTGGCACCCAACCCCTCCCCCCGCCCCCTGGAAGCCCGGGGAGGTGCTGTGGCTGAGGCTGGCTACGGGTCTGGTGACTTTGCCCCTTCCTGGCCCCTGTGTGGTCCTGTGGTGGCCTGTCGGGGGTCGGCTGGACTGTCGCGGGGGTGGGTTCGGGAGATGGCCGTTCAGCACTTCGCCCCTTGCGGGGTTGCCGTGTAACAGTCACGTATCCGCAGGCCAGAGCGCGGATTGGCGTTACATGCTCCGCTAGAATGGGTGCATGAAGACGAGGCGATGCGAGCACGAGCCGTGCGGCCGGCACCTGGGTGCTCGGCACGCACACAACGCCCGCTACTGCTCGGGGCGTTGCCGCACCGCAGCCTGCCGGGCACGCCGCACGATCCCGGCGGAGCTCACTCGTCGGCCGCGGTGGATCCGGCGTACCTCGCGGAAGGTGCCGGTGACGGTCCACGGCGAGCCGGCGAGTAGCACGGCTCCGCAGACCTGGTCGCCTCACCGCGTTGCCGCGTCGAGTGCTGCGGGTGCGGGGTTGGGCTTCGTCTTGAACGGTGACGGTGTCGCGTGCGTGGACCTGGACCATTGCCTGGTGGGCGGCGAACTGGCCGACTGGGCGAGGCGCCTGGTCGGCCTCGCGCCGGGTTGCTGGATCGAGCGATCGCAGTCCGGGGACGGTCTGCACATCTGGGGTTTCGGCCGCCTTGAGCGCGGCCGGCGCCTGTCTGTCGACGGCGGCTCGGTGGAGTTGTACGGGGACGGCAGGTATATCGCGGTCACGGGCGACACGTGGGGTGACACGCCTCGTCGCCTGGGTGATCTGAGTGGGTTGATCGACGCCTTGCTGTAGCCGCCCGACACGGGTGCGCCACAGCGCACCCGACACGGGAGGACCAGCGTGACACGTGTACAGATCCTCGAACTGCCTGACGGGGCCTCTGATGAGCGAGCGCCGTTCGTTCTGGTCGTTGACCAGTGCGAGCCGCAAGGTATTGCCCTCGGGGCAAGCGCGGCTCGGGTGCGCGACTACTGGGAATGTGTGGCCCAGAGGATCGGGGCGCAAGGTGTGATCGTGACTCCGGAAACGATCGAGATTCCGGCGAACGATGTATCCGGCTTCAGTGCGGACGCTGCAATCGCTGATCCCCTCGCGTCGCTCGAAGCAGAGGCCGAGTGATGGGCGGGGTTGGGCCGCCGCCGAAGGATCCGAAGCGCCGGGCGCGGGCGAACAAGGACCCGGTCGCGCAGACGATTTTGCGGTTCGAGCAGGCGCAGGCGCCGGAGCTGCCGGACTTCCGCATCAACTCGGATGCCGGGCTGGTCGAGTTCGTGTGGCCGGAGCGGACCCGGGAGTGGTGGGCGACGTGGGTTGCCTCTCCGCAGGCGGAGCACTTCTCGTCGACGGACTGGGAATTCCTGCTGGATACCGCGTTGATCCACGCGCGGTATTGGAATGGGGAGATGTCGGCGGCGCCGGAACTTCGGCTTCGGGTGGCGAAGTTCGGTGCCACGATGGAGGACCGGGCCAGGCTGCGCATGCAGTTCGCCGCGGCCGACGAAGCCGACGCGAAGCGCCCGGAGCCGGGCAGTAGCGCGAAGGCCCGCTACGGAACCTTGCATGCCTTGCCGTCGGCCAAGGATAAGAAGGCGGCCGGCGGGGAGTCCTGATGCCCTGGCGCGGCCCTGAGTTCGAGGGCGAGCTGCCGACGCTGGGCTACCAGGTTCTCGACTGGATCCTGGAGATGCTGGCGGCACCGGACCGGCCGGAGTACGAGCCGTTCGTGCCGACCCGGGAGCAGGCCGAGTTCATCCTCCGCTTCTACGAGCTGCACCCAGGGACGGGGAAGCGGCGTATCCGCCGCGGTGTCCTCTCGCGCCCTCGGGGCTGGGGCAAGTCGCCGCTGCTGGCGGCTATCGCCTGCTCGGAGGCGCTCGGCCCGGTGGTCCCGGACGGCTGGGATGCGAGCGGTGAACCGATCGGTATGGGCTGGGAGCGGATCCGTACCCCGCTTGTGCAGGTGGCCGCGGTGTCGGAGGACCAGACGCAGAACACGTGGGCGCCGCTCCTGGAGATGCTCCGCCTCGGCCCGGTGATCGACGAGTACCCAGGCTTGGAACCTTTGGATACATTCGTCAATCTCCCCCGAGGGAAGATCGACCAGGTCACGTCGTCGGCCACCTCGCGTAAGGGCAACAAGGCGCTGTTCGCGGTGCTCGACCAGACGGAGGAGTGGACGCCTTCCAACGGCGGCAAACGTCTCGCGCAGGTCATGCGGTCGAATGCGGCGAAGATCGGCGGGACGACGCTGGAGTCTCCGAACGCCTACATCCCTGGCATGGGGTCGGTGGCGGAGGAGACGGCCGCGTTCGCCAAGGCCATCAGTGAGGGCCGTACCCGCGAGGACGGCCTGCTGTGGGACCACCGCGAGGCGCCGCCGGAGACCGATCCGACAGACCGTGAATCACTGGTGGCCGGCCTGCGGTACGCCTATGGCGACAGCTCGGATCACGACGACGGCTGTGTGCTGCATTCGCCGCCGTGCGCACCGGGCTGGTCTCCGATCGACCGGCTGGTGGGCGACTTCTGGGACACGTCGAATGATCCGCAGGTGATGCGGTCGGACTTCCTCAACCAGATCACCCACGCGAGCGATTCGTGGCTGTCTCAGCCGGAGTGGGCGGGTTGCGCGGACGCGGCCCGTGTCGTCGCGGACGGCGACACGGTGGTGCTCGGGTTCGATGGTTCCCGGGCCAGGGCCCGCGGCGTCACGGATGCCACCGCGCTGGTGGGCTGCCGTGTGTCGGACGGCCATCTGTTCCTGCTGGGCTGCTGGGAGCAGCCGGAGGGCCCGGCCGGTCAGGACTGGCGGGTGCCGGTGCTGGAGGTCCTGGCGTCGGTCGAGGAGGCGTTCTCGCGGTACCGGGTGGTCGGCATGTACGCCGACCCCGCTAAATGGGAGGGCCATGTCGCGGACTGGGAGGCCCGGTGGGGGGCGGGCCTGAAGGTGAAGGCGACCCGCGACCATCCGGTCGAGTGGTGGATGACGGGCGGCCGGTCGAACCTGATCGTCCGCGCACTGGAGAAGTTTCACTCTGCGGTACTCGACAAGGAACTGACGCACGACGGATCCAGCACGCTGGCACGGCATGTGCTGAACGCACGCCGCCGCAAGGGACGCTCCGGCATCCAGATCATGAAGGAGCACCCGGACTCTGCCCGCAAGATCGACGCGGCGGTGGCTTCGGTGCTGGCGTGGCAGGCCCGGCTGGATGCCGTGGCCAAGGGGCTGGCCGAAGAGGAAGAGCCCATGGGCGGCTTCACGTTCTGATGGGGAATGAGGGGGTGAGTTCGTGCTCGATGACACCCCCGGCAGTCCGGACTGGTGGCTGCTGAGGCTCGGCCGCAGGCTGCGGGACCGGCGCAAGGACCTGGACCGCTGGTGGGACTACTACCGGGGGAATCATCCGTTGCCGTCCCTGCCGAAGAACGCGGCAGCGGCCTTCTTGGAGTTCCAGCGCAAGTCCCGCACGAACTTCTGCCGCACGGTTGCTGACGCGCCCGTCCACAGGCTGCAGGTACTGGGCGTGATGGACGCTTCAGGGAACGCGGACGACGATGCGCTGCGCTGGTGGCAGACCAACCGCCTGGACTCGCGCCAGAAGCAGATTTACCGGACGGCGATGACTCAGGCCCAGGCCTACGTCATTGTGGGGCCGCATCCGGGCAGGAAAGAGCAGAACGGCGCCCCGTCCCCACTGATTACAGCCGAGCATCCCCGCCAAGTGATCGTGGAGCACGATCCGGCGACCGGCGAACGCATCGCCGCACTGAAGGCCTGGTGGGACGACGTCGACCGGATCGGCCGGGCGACGGTGTACCTGCCGGGCGGGCTGCAGCGGTATGTGACACCCCGCCGATCCGGCGGGACGCTGCCGTGGGGCCGGGAGTCGTGGGAGCCGGACGAGGAGTTTGAGGAGCACGCCCTCGGTGCGGTGCCAGTCGTGCCGTTCGAGTGCCGGCCGGACCTGATGGAAGAGCCCGAGCCGGAGTTCGGAGGCGTCCTGGACATCCAGGACCGGATCAATTTGGGTGTCCTGAACCGTATGACCGCAGCACGGTACTCGGCCTTCCGGCAGGGTTACGTGACGGGGCACAAGTTCCGGAAAAGGACGGACCCTGCCACGGGACTTGAAGTGGTGGAGCAGCCGTTCGTGCCGGGCCCCTCCTCGCTCTGGGCAAGCGAGGGGGAGAACGTCAGGTTCGGCCAACTGGACGCCACCGACCTCTCCGGGTTCTTGAAGGAACACGAGAGCGATGTGCGGGACATGCTGGTTCTGTCGCACACTCCGGCCTATTACTTCGCCTCCGATCTGGTCAACATCTCCGCGGACACGGTGAATGCGCTGGACGTCAACCACCTGGCTAAGGTCGGCGAGCATCAGGCCACGTTCGGCGAGGACTGGGAGGACGTGCTGGCACTGGCTGCTGCGCAGGCTGGTGTCGACCGGGACTACGCGCAGTCCGAAGTGCGGTGGGCGGATGCCCGTCGCCTGAACCCCAGTGTGATCGCGGACGCGGCCACGAAGAAGCATGCGGTCGGCTACCCGCTGGCGATCCTTGCCGAGGACATGGGCGAGTCGCCGCAACGGGTGCGCCGCATCACCTCCGAGGCGGCGGGCGCCGCGCTGCTGGCCAGCACCACCGCTCCGGCGGTCCCGGCGCCTGCCGCGCCGGCGCCCGCAGACGCGGCGCCTGAACGGACGGGGCTGTGAGCGAGGCGATCCAGGCGGCCCTCGACGCCCGTTACCAGTCGGTGACCATCGCCCTGCGGCAACGCCTCATCGGCGTAGTGCTGAGGGTGTTCGGCGGCGGCAGCTACCGGGATGCGGACGCGGACGCGTTCGTCGAGCAGGTCCTTCCGGTGGTGCTGGGGGCGCAGCAGCAGATGGGCGCGCTCACCGACGCCTACCTGGCGGCGATGGTGGCCGACATGTTCGGCGGTGCGGCAGCAGCGGGCGGGGTGCAGATCCCCGACCAGGTGCGCGGCGTACCCGCTGAGGACGTGTACCGGCGGCCCTTTGTCGCGGTGTGGACGGCGCTCTCGCAGGGCAAGCCGCTGACCGAGGCCGTCCGTCAGGGCGAGACCCGGCTGGTCTCGATCGCTGGTACGGATCTGCAGCTGGCCAGGACCGAGGCGACACGCCAAGTTCTGGGCAGGGACGGGCGGGTGCAGTTCTACCGGCGGGTTCTGCGCGGCTCCTACAACTGCGCAATGTGCGTGATCGCCTCGACGCAGCGGTACCGCAAGGAGCGGCTGATGCCGATCCATCCCGGCTGCGACTGCGGCACCCGCCCGTTGCCACCTGGTAGCGATCCCGGTCAGGTCATCGAACCGGACCTGCTGGAAGCCGCGCACGACGCGGTTGCGAAGGGCACCGGGCAGGCGGACCGCGGCGGCCGGCTGCCGGACTACCGGGACATCATCATCGACCGTCAGCACGGCGAGCTGGGGCCTCTCATGGCCCTGCGCCGCCACGACTTCACTGCCTCCGAGGACCTTCGCGGGCGGTGACCCGCGCCGCCGACACGGCCGCGCACTTCTCACACCAACCCGACACGGGAGCATCACGCATGCGCGCACGCACCGCAGCTCATTGCCCGAGCATCAGCTCGGCATGGGCACACCCATACCCGGTCCACCCGTTCTCGCCGCTCCTGTACGCCGATGGCGGTGACGCGGGCGGCGGCGACGGAGGCGAAGAGGGGGCCTCGGGCGGTGACTCCGGCACGGAGGCGACACCCGAGGGCAGCGAATCCCCGAAGCCGCCGCCCAAGGACTGGCAGGCCGAGGCGGAGAAGTGGCAGGCCCTGGCCCGCAAGCACGAGACGCGGGCCAAGGAGAACGCCTCCGCGGCCAAGGAGCGCGACGACCTGAAGCGACAGTCCATGTCTGACCAGGAACGGGCTGTCGATGAGGCCTCGGCGAAGGCACGCGTCGAAGAACGCGTCCGTCTCGCCGGGAAGCTGGCCCGTCAGGGGTTTCTCGCCGCGGCGGCCGGACGCATCCCACACGCCGCAGATGTTGCCGACGACTTGAATCTCGCCAAGTACGTCAGTGACGACGGCGACATCGACGAGAAGGCGCTCGCCGCTCTTGTCGACCGTCTGGCTCCGAAGAAGGCCGACGCTGAGCCGGAGGCCGAGAAGAAGTCCGCCCCCAACGGGCGCGGCTTCGACCAGGGGCCGCGAGGATCCGCCAAGCAGGAGTCGTCGCTCTCTTCGGGACGTGAGCTGTACGCGCAGCGCAAGAAGTCCACCAGCTTCACCTGACTCCCAAGGAACGGGACATGAATCTGACGCAGACAGCCGAGACGTTCGGCCTCGACGACCAGTCATGGCTGGCATCCGCCCACGGTACGGACACCGGTCGTTCGATCACTCTCGACACCAGCACCTTCACCGCGGGCACCCACTACCCGACAGGGCACTTCCCGTCCGGCCTGCCCCTCGGAAAGATCACTGCGACGGGCAAGTACGGGCCCTACAACAACGCTTCATCGGACGGCACCGAAGTCCTCGCCGGTTTCCTTCTGACCGCCGTGGACGCGCCCTCGGTCAACACCATCGACCCGCAGGGCGTGCTGCTCTGGCACGGCGCGGTCGTTGAGGCCAAGCTGCCCGTCACCGTCGACTCGGCCGGAAAGACCGACGTCGCCGGCCGTATCTCGTTCTTCTAGGAAGGGGTGACCCAAGATGCTGATCAATACTGACTACGTCACCCCGGCCGAGCTCACGGGCTACGTCCGCGCCGCGCTCGGGGACCAGCAGCAAAACCGGTTCCGGCTCGCCGCGTGGCTGCCGAACCGCACCATCGACGACCTGCAGTACCGCTTCCTGCGCGGCGGCAGTGAGGGGCTGACCGAGGCCACGACGTTCCGCGCCTACGACGCCGAGTCGCCGATCGGAGCTCGCCCTGGCGTGACGCGTGTGACCGGCGAGCTCCCTCCGGTCTCCCGCAAGATCCGCCTCGGCGAATACGACCGGCTGCGACAGCGCAAGCTGGTCGGCCGGATCCAGCAGCAGATCCTCACCGACGCCGAGCGCATGACTCGCTCGGTCGCCGCCCGTATCGAATTGGCCCGCGGTGAGGCTCTGTGGAAGGGCAAGATCGACCTTGCGGAGAATGGTGTCATCGCCAGTGTCGACTTCGGTCGCACTGCCGGGCATACCGTCAACGCCGGCACCGCGTGGACTGACACGGCGAACGCCACCCCGCTGACCGACCTCATCGCCTGGAAGCAGACCTACCAGGCCAGCAATGGTGTCGCCCCGGGGGCGATCCTTCTGTCGTCTGCGGTCACCGGTCTGCTGCTGCGCAACGAGGAGATCCGCGCACTGCTGTCGAACGTGAACGGCGTGCCCAACCTGGTCTCCAATGCCCAGCTCCAGGCGATCTTCCAGGCGCACGGGCTGCCGCCGTTCGAGGAGTACGACGCGCAGGTCCGTGTGAACGGGACCAGTCAGTACGTCATCCCGCGCGACAAGGTGGTGCTGCTGCCGCCCGCCGGGGACCCGAATGACGCCGAGTCGTCCGAGCTGGGCGCCACCCTGTGGGGTACGACGGCAGAGTCGCTGGAGCCCGACTTCGGACTGGAGGACGGCGAGGAGCCGGGCATCGTGGCCGGGTCCTACTCGACCAAGGATCCGGTCGCGGTGTGGACGAAGGCCGCTGCGGTCAGCCTGCCGGTGCTGGCCAATCCGGACCTCACCTTCTGCGCGGACATCGGAACGATCTCGTGACCCGGCGCTCCGTGGTGCACGTCCACGTCGCCAGCAAGGATGGAACCCGCCGCCAGTGGCTCGCCCCTGGCGACCAGGTGCCCGACTGGGCCGCCCTGGACGACCGCAACCTGGCACCCGAGGCGGCCCCGGCAGGTGCCGGACCGTCCCAGGCGCCCGCGCGGGCGGGGCGCGGCAGCGGCCTCAAGGAATGGCGGGCCTTCGCCGGGACTCACGGCGTCGAGGTGGCCCCGGACGCCGGCCGGGACGATGTCATCACCGCCTGCGAGCGGGCCGGTCTCGTCGCCGCCGAGGACTGAGCGATGGCGGCCTACGCGACGGTCGCTGACTACCAGGCCCGCGCCGCGGTGACCCTTGCCGAGCCGCAGCTCAGCCAGGTACAGGCCTTGCTGCAGGACATCGCCGCGCTGATCCGCACGAGCATCCCAGCCGGCACAGTGCCGGACGCGGATGTCGCCAGGGCGGTCAGCGTGGCGGTGGCGCGCCGCGCCATGGCCAACCCCGGCGGCTACCGGCAGCGCACGGTGGGCCAGTACTCGGAGACCCTGGGCGAGGCGGGCGGCCTGTATCTCACCGATGCGGAGCTCGAAGCCCTCAGCGCCAACGATGAGGGCAGCGGCGGGGATGCCGCCTACTCGGTGGGGCTGCGTGACAACTGCCCTGCCTGGTTCGAGGATCCGGGCGGCAGCATGCTGCCGTTCCGCTGGTGAAAGGCGGCCTCATGTTCCACCAGGCCATCGTCCGGGTGCGTGCCGGGACCAAGACCGACCGGGGCGGCAACGCGGTCCCCGACTGGTCCGAATCAGCGGTGACACGGCTGCGGGTCGGCCAGGTCAGTGTGCAGCCCACGACACAGGCCGAGGAGAACGACGCCAGCCGCTCCCAGGTCATCACCGGCTGGCAGGTCATCTCCGCCCCGGGCGTGGATGCCGACATCCGGGCCGCGGATCGCGTCGAGTGGAACGGCACAACCCTCGAAGTGGTCGGCGAAGTGGGCCGCTTCGTCGACTTCGGTGACGCCTCGACGCACCACATCGAGTTCGTGCTGCGCCGGACCACCGGATAGGAGGGCTTCGATGTCGCAGGTCAGTTTCCATCTGGACCGGGCCGGCGTCCGGGAGATCCTCAAGGGCCCGGAGACCCGTGAAGTCATCGACTACTACGCGAGCGAAATCGCGGCCAATGTCGGTGCGGTCGTTCCGGGCACGCCGATCCAGGTCTACCGCTACACCACCGATCGGGCTGCGGCGTCGGTCGTGGTCGAAGACGTGCGCGCCATGGGCTGGCAGGCCCGTGACGGCATTCTCACCAGGGCGGCTGCGTTCGCGGGTCTTGAAGTCAAGGCGTGGCAGCGGTGAAGCCGCTGGTGGTCTTCGGGGATGTGCAGGCCGCGGGCGCCGAGGTGCTGCGAATGGCTCTTACCGGCAGGCCGGAGGCGTTCGCGGCGGGCGTCACGGTCGGCACGAAGGTGCCTGCGGTCCGCTCGCCGGAGGACGACCGGCTGCCGTTCGTGCTGGTCCGCAAGGACTCCGACAGCCCTCATCCGTCGATGGCGAATGCGCGGTGCACGCTGCGCTGCACGGTGTGGCACCAGGACGCCGACCAGGCGCATGACCTGGCGATGCTCTGCCAGGGGCTGTGGCTGGTGCACTCCGGGGCCGTGATCCGCGGCTTTCGCCCCGGCACCGGACCGATCCCGGCATCCGATCCCGATTCAGGCATCGACCTGAGCACCTTCACATCGATCGCCAACGTCAGGCCCCAGCCGATGACGGCGTGACTTGTCTGCCGAACCGCGACACCACCCCTTGAACTGATATGAGGAGGACGCCGTGGCCGGCGACCCGCTGAAGGCAAATCTGTGGACGGACGCGGACGTCTACGTCTCGACCAACCTGTCCGCGACCCTGCCCGCCAACGCCGACACTGCGTTCGGCGTGGACTGGGACCTGGTCGGTCTCCTCGATGGCGACGAGGGATTTCCCGAGTCGCGGGATGAGGACACGGACGACAAGTTCGCATGGGGCGGCATCCTCGTCCGGACGAGCCGCAACCACTTCAAGCTCACCAAGGGCTTCACGGCGCTGGAGGACAACGCCACCACCTACAGCCTGCTGTGGCCGGGATCGACGGCGACACAGATCAAGGTGCCCCGCCCGGCGAAGGTGCTGGTGGCGTTCGAGACCCGCGAGGGCGACAAGGTCCGCCGCCTCATCACCGCCAATTATGCCGAGGTCAGCCTGGACGGCGACCACGGGGAGAACGAAACCGACCTGGAGTCGATGACGTTCACCGCCACGATCTACCCCACCGGGGCGGGCGTCCTGTTCAACCGGCAGACCACGCCGATCCTGACCAGTCTGACCGTCACGCCATCGACGCTGACGATCGCCGACGGCGACATCGGCGCGCTGACCGCTACGGCCACCTACGACGACGCCACCACTGCGGACGTGACCGCGACAGCCTCCTGGGTGTCGTCCGCCCCGGCCGACGCCACCGTCTCCGCAGGCTTCGTCACCGGCGTCGACCCCGGCTCGGCGACCATCACCGCCACCTACGAGGGACAGTCGGACACCTGCGCCGTCACGGTCACCTGACGAGACCGCCGGGGCGCGGCAGTTCGTCGCGGTTCGGCCGCGCCCCGGTGCACCACTTCCTTGCCACGAAGGGGAACCGCGACATGCCGATCCAGTACAGCGACGAGGAGATCGCCGCCAAGGCGGTTGCGCTCGGCCTGATCCAGGAAGGCCAGGACCTGCCGCGCTCACAGCGCAGCCGGGCCCTGGCTGCTCTGGTGCAGGAGAGCCGGCCCGCCCGCACCCGCGGCGTGGCTCCGCAGATGGCCACGGAGATCGTCGTCCAGCCGGGCGGCGTGATCCTCGTCGACGGTGAGCCGTTCCCGTGGCTGGTCGCCCAGCAGCCGATGGAGATCGGCCTCAACCCGGACGGCGTCAGCACGGTCCGCATGACCCTGCTTGCCAACACAGTCCAGATCATCAAGCCTGAACCGAAAGAGGAACCGCGATGACCGCGCGAACCGCGACGAAGTCCCCCGATGACAAGCCCTTCGACTTCAACCTCGACACGGTCGAGGCCGAGGTCGACCTGTCCCCGTGGCGCGTGCACTGGGGCGGCAAGCGCTGGGAGTTCCAGCACGCCGAGAACCTGGATGTGTGGCGGCTGCTGGAAGGCGCCGAGCAGGGCGACGTCGGCGCCACCGTCGCCGTATTCAAGGTGGCCCTGGGGCCTGACCAGTGGGATCAGTTCAAGAAGATCAGCATGCCGCAGTACAAGATGAAGGCGCTGTTCGACGCCTACAAGAAGTACTGCGGGCTGGGGGAATCGGAGGCCTCGTCCAGCTCCTGAGAGAGCACGGCGAGGCCGTCGAAGCCGACCTGCGCGGGCACTACGGGGTGCGCCTGCGGGACCTGTTCATCCGGGACGCCGAAGGCCGCCGCAGGATGACCTGGAGAGAGCTCGGCATCTACATCCGCCAGCTCCCCGCCCATGCCCGCACCCGGGCCGCTACGGGAGACGAAGACAGCATCTGGGGTCTGCAGGAACACCTGACGGCGATCCTCATCGATGAGACCCGCACAGCGAACTGGCAGCGCGCCAATGAAGGCGCACCCACCGGTAAGCAGTCACCCCGCCCCAAACCGTTCCCCCGACCTGGAGCAGGCGGCGGGAGAAGAAGCACGGGCGGCGCCAGTGCGCACCGCCAGGAGGCCCGGCAGCGGGCACTGAAGCGGGCCGCGGACCGTAGGCGGGCCATCGCCGAAGGCGCCATCACATAGAACCGGCAGGGGGTGCACGATGCCCTCGGTCGGCTACGCAACGCTGCAGGTCATCCCGAGTGTCCGCGGGATCTCCAACGACATCCGCCGCCAGCTCGTCGGGCCTGCCGGGGACGCCGGCCAGCAGGCCGGTCAGGCGGCAGGCGGTGGTCTGCGGGACAAGCTGAAGCTCGGCGCGGCTGCCGCCGGGGCCGCGGCCGGGGCCGTCTTGGTCAAGGGCCTGACCGACGCGCTCGACCAGGCCAACATCACGTCCACGCTGCAGGCGCAGCTGGGCACGTCGGCGAAAGTGGCCTCCCAGCAGGGCAAGCTCGCCGGGAAGCTGTACAGCTCCGGTGTCTCCGGCTCGTTCCAGGAGGCCGCGGACGCCATCAAGAGCGTGATGCAGGCGGGCCTGGCGCCGCCTGGAGCCACGACGAAACAGCTGGAGGTGCTGGCGACCAAGGCCAGCGACGTCGCGAACGTCTTCGGGCAGGACCTGGGCGGCGTCACGAACGCGGTGTCGCAGATGATGCGCACCGGCCTCGCGAAAAACTCCACCGAGGCGTTTGACGTCATCACCAAGGGCTTCCAGGCCGGTGCCGACAAGGGCGGCGACCTGCTCGACACCGTCAACGAATACGGGACGTCCTTCCGGACCCTTGGCCTGAACGGCCGGGACGCGATGGGGCTTCTGTCGCAGGGCCTCAAGGGCGGCGCGCGCGACGCTGACCAGGTCGCGGACGCACTCAAGGAGTTCTCCCTGGTCGCGAGCCAGGGAGGCAAGGCGACAGAGGGCACGTTCAAGTCGATCGGCCTCAACGGCAAGCAGATCGTCAAGGATGTTGCGGCGGGCGGTGACAGCGCGCGGGACGCGCTGGCCAAGGTCTTGTCGACGATGCAGAAGCTGCCGAACTCGGCGGCCAAGGCCAGCGCGGTCAAGACTCTGTTCGGTGGCCCTGGTGAGGATCTCGGGGCAGCCCTGTTCTCGCTCAACCTGAACAAGGCGGGGGCCGCGCTCGGGACGTTCGATGGTGCCGCGGACAAGGTGGGCAAGACCATCCGATCCGGCCCGTCGCACGAGATCGAAGTCTTCACCCGCACCCTCAAGCAGGGATTCGTCGACTTCATCGGCGGCCAGGTGCTGCCGGTCGTCTCCACGCTTGCGCACGGCTTCAACACGTACCTGCTGCCGCCCCTGCGCGTCACCGCGTCGGTGGTCGCGGCGGTGCTCATCCCTGCCCTGGCCGCGGTCTGGCAGGCCGGTGGTGCGGTCGTGTCGTGGCTGCAGGACATGGGCACCTGGCTGATCCCGATCGGGATCGCGGTGGGCGGCCTGACGTTGGCGATGACCGCCAACGCGATCGCCACCGGTGCGGTCACTGCGGTGTTCGCCGTGTACCGGGCGGCGATGATCGTGGGTACAGCCGTCACGAACGGCATGGCTGCGGCGCAGGGCTTCTTGAACCTGGTGATGCGTGCCAATCCGATCATTCTGGTCGTCACGGCGGTCCTTGCGCTCGGCGCTGCCCTGGTTGTCGCCTACCAGCGCTCAGAGACGTTCCGCGGCATCGTGCAGGGAGCCTGGGCGGGTATCCAGACCGCTGCGTCGGTCGCCTGGAACTCGGTCATCAAGCCCGCCCTGGCCGGTTTCATGACCGGGCTGCGCGCGGTGGGCACCGCCGTGATGTGGCTGTGGACGACCATCCTGCAGCCCGCGCTCTCCGGCATCGGCACCGCCGCGAAGATCCTTGCGGTGGTCATCGTCGTGGCCGTGGTCGCGCCGATCGTCGCCGCCCTGAAGGTCTTCGGCGCGATCGGCGGATGGCTGTGGAAGACGGCCATCGGACCGGCGTTCCGGGGGATTGGCGCACTGGGCAAGTGGCTGTGGTTCAACGTCCTGGCACCCGCGTTTGCCGCTGCCCGTGTGGGCTTCCGGGCGCTCGGCCAGGCCGGACTGTGGCTGTGGCGCAACGCGCTCGGTCCGGCGTTCCGGGGGAGCGTTGCGGTCGGTCGGCTGTTCGCGTCCGGCGTGAAGGCCTCCCTCGGCCTGGTCCGCTCGTACATCCTCGGCCCGCTCGCATCGGGGTTCCGCTACCTGCGAGACAACGTCGTGAAGCCCGTAATGTCCGGCATCCGCTCGACGATCTCCACCGTCGTCAATGCAGGGATCAAGCCGGTGTTCAACGCGCTGAAGTCGGCGACGGGACAGGTGGTGAAGTCTTTCATCGCGGCAAAGAACGGGATCAAGGCAGCCTGGGACAAGGTGAAGGGCATCGCCAAGGCGCCCGTCGCATTCGTAATCAAAACGGTCTACAACGGTGGCATCGTCCCGGTCTGGAACAAGGTCGCCTCCGCGTTCGGCGCCCCCGAGCTCGACAAGATCAAGGGATGGGCGACCGGCGGGCCGGTCTTCGGTGCCGGCACCGAGACCTCGGACGACGTTCCGGCCTGGCTGTCGAGGAACGAGCACGTATGGACCGCGAAGGAGGTCCGCGGCGCGGGCGGGCACGGCGCGGTCATGGCGATGCGCAAGTGGGCCGCAGCCGGCGGCACCGGCGCCCTGCCCGGCTTCAAGGACGGCGGCGGCCTGTTCGGCTGGATCGGGTCGGCGGCCTCCACCGCCAAGGGCTGGGGCTCCGCCGCCTGGGACAAGGTGAAGGAGGGGGCGAGCTGGCTGAAGGACACCCTGGCGGGGAGCGTCCGCGCCGGCGTCAACGCCGTCGTCAAGCCGCTCATCAAGCGGATCCCGGGGCTGGACAACGCGTTCGGCAGGGCCATCGCGAACCTGCCGAACAAGATGATCGACGCCCTGTTCGGGTACGCCGACAAGGCCGACAAGAAGGGCGCCTCGGACTCGTCCTTCGGGGGCGGGAAAATCCCCAAGGGCCAGCACAAGGCGATCATCACGCGCGCGCTGAAAGCGGCGGGCGTGCCGCCTCCCGGCTCGCTCGGACAGTGGCTGTCCGGCCTCAACACGCTCATCACGCGCGAATCCGGCTGGAACGCATCGGCGATCAACCGCACCGACTCCAACGCCAAGGCCGGACACCCCTCGCAGGGGCTGGCCCAGACGATCCCGGGAACCTTCAACGCCTACGTGCCCAAGTCGCTGCGCAGCCGCGGCATCTTGGACCCGGTCGCCAACGTCGCCGCGGCCATCCGCTACATCGTGGCCAACTACGGCAACATCACCAAAGTGCAGCAGGCCAACGCCAACGCCTCCCCCAAGGGGTACGCCGGCGGCGGGCACCCGCGGGCGGGTGAGCTGGCCTGGGTCGGCGAGAAGGGCCCGGAACTGGTGCGGTTCGGGGCCGGCGGGGCCACGGTGTGGGACGCGCACACCTCCCAGGAGCTGGCCGCCGGACTGATGCTGCGCGGTTTCGCCAAGGGCACCAGCGGTGCCCGGGCGCGGGCAGCCGCACGCAAGGACATCCCCGGCGATCTGGCCGGAGCGTCCAAGGCCCTGACCGCGTCGGCGGCCGACATCAAGAAGGCCTTCGACGAGCTGACCAAGGACCTGCGGGCCGCAGGCGGGGCCGGCAAGACGCTGGCCGCGTCGTCGGCCAAGGCCTCCGCCAAGCTGCAGGCACTGGCCAAGCAGCGGGACTCCGTGGCCCAGCGGCTGGCAGATGCCAAGCAGGCCGCATCCGACCAGAAGAAGGCCGCCGCCGACTTCTTCAGCCTGTCCAACCTCGGCACACCGGACTCGGTCGCCGACCTGGTCGCCCAGCTGCGCAACCGCCAGGGCACGGTGAAGAACTTCCAGTCCGTCATCGCGTCGCTGTCGAAGAAGGGCCTGGACCAGTCGCTGATCCAGCAGCTGGTCGCCCAGGGGCCCGACAGCGCGCTGGCCGGCCTGCTGGCGGGCGCCAGCACCAGTCAGATCGGCCAGCTCAATGCCCTGGCCAAGACCGGGGCCAGCCTGTCCACCAGCTTCGGCCGCACCATGGCCGACGCCATGTACGACGCCGGAAAGAACGCCTCCAAGGGCTTCCTCACCGGTCTGCAGTCGCAGGACAAGGAGTTGCAGGCAGCGATGAACAAGCTGGGCTCCGGACTGGTCAGGGCCATCAAGAAGGCCCTGAAGATCAAATCTCCGTCGCGGGTGACGATGCCGCTGGGTGCCTCCACCGGGCAGGGCTTCGCCATCGGACTGGACTCCACCGCCGCCCAGGTCGCCTCCGCGGCAGCCCGCGTCTCCGACGCCGCGCTGCCCGCAGTGGCTGCGCCGCGCCCGGCCGCCACGGGCCCGGCAGGACTGCAGCCCGGGAACAAGGTCCGCCTGGTCGTCCGGGACCGGGAGTTCGACGCCTTCCTTGAGGAGGTGGCCGATGACCGGGTCGCCGCCGGGCTGGATCAGGTTCGCCGCGCCTACAGCCGCCGGTAGAGGAGGACCGTCATGCCGATGATCGTCAACCTGTCGGCGCCCGTGGTGGCCCTGCCCAGTCCGGCAGTCAGCGTCGATGGGTGGCTGACCGCCACCCTCGATCCCGCCTATGCGGGGGTCGTGCTGGACGTCAACTACACGGCCGACACCCCGCTGCCCGGTGCGGCCAACGTGCGCAGGGCCCGCATCAGCCGCCTCGACACCGGGTCATCCGCAGCCGTCCCGGTCCGCTCCGCCGACCCGGCCTGGACCATCGGCGGCATCGGCGTCGCCTACGACCACGAGGCCCCCTTGGGGGCCGCCGTGGCCTACCAGGTGGTGCCCGAGTACGCCGACGGAAGCCTCGGCCCCACTTCTCAGGTGGCGGTGACCCTGGCCGACCCCGAGGCGCCGCTCGACGTGTGGATCAAGTCCCTGGACATGCCCGGCATGTCCGCGCTGGTCACCGTCACCGCCTGGCCTCAACTGCAGTGGGCCGAACGCATCGACCGCGCCGACGTCCTCGGCAGCCGCTACCCGGCCACCGTTCAGGACGTGTACGGGGCGGCCACCGGTGACATCGCCCTGGATGCCGAGGGCGATGCCATCGAGACCCTCCGCACGCTGCTCACCACCCCGGGCGTGCGGCTCCTGCAGACCCGCTCGGACTACCACCGCCCCGACCTGTACGCAGTGTTCTCCCAACCGGCCGAGAGCATCGACGCCGCCCCCACCGGGGCGCGCACCTTCACAGCCCAGGTCACCGAAGTCGAACGCCCCGACACGGCGGGCCAGCCGCTGCGCATGCCCGGCTGGTCCTATGACACCGTCGCCGACACCTACGCCAGCTACGCCGCTGTCGAGGCCGCCTACAGTACCTACGCCTCGCTGGCCACCAACGGGGTCGCCTGATGCTGCCCACTACAGCGCAGGTGCTGGCCGCGCTGCCGCAGGCACTGCGGCGGCCCTGCTGGGCGGAATGGAGCAACGACGGCGGCCTGACCTGGACGCGCTGCGACCTGGTGGCCGGATCTGCCTCCATCACCGCCGACCGCACCGCCGACGTGCGCTACACCGCATCCGCCGAGCTGTCCGGCGTCACCGACGGCCGCAACGGCATCAACGTGGTCTCCACCAACATCCGTCTGTGGCAGGGCGTGCAGATGCCGCGCACCGCACCCATCTGGTTCGCGGCCGGCCGGTACACCGTCACCCGCGGCAAGCGCACCAAGACCGGCAGCCTGCAGGTCGAACTCGACGGCCTGGAAGACGAGCTGCGCGCCGCGACCTTCCCCACGGCGCGCACCGTCGGCCCCGGCCGGGCCGGTGACTTGGTGGACACCCTCGTCGCCGAGGCCCTGCCGGGCATCCCGGTGGCCTGGCGCCCGGGCGTGGACGCCGACCTGCAGGTGCCGCAGATCGTGGCGTCCGAGGACCGGTGGGCCGTGCTGTCCAAGGGCACCGACTCCACCGGCACGGACACCGGCATTGCGGCAGCCCTGGCCGGGGAGATCTGGGTGGATGCGCGCGGCGTCGTCACGCTGGGGCCGGTGCCGACCCTGGAGGATCCGGTGGTGTGGCGGATCGCCCGCGGTGCGGGTGGCGCTCTGGTGGAACCGCAGGCGGAGCAGAGCAGTGAGGGCCTGGCCAACGTGTGGTGTGTAACCGGAGACGGCGGGGACGGCGCGCCCGCCATCGGCCCGGCCTTCGCCTGGGACGATGAGCCCGCCAGCCTCACCTACGCGGGCCCGGACCCGGTCAACGACCCACTCGCCCCGCAGCGTGAGGGACTGTACGGGGTGCGGCTGCGCGTCCAGCGCCACTCCTCCGCACTGATCACCACGTTCAACCAGGCCGCCGATGTGGCCCGCGCCAAGCTCGCCGACAGCCTTGGCGTGAAGGCCTCCCTGTCACTGACCGCGGTGTGCAATCCCGCACTGGAGCCCGGCGACCTCGTCGAGGTCGAAGTGGACGGCGGCGTCTGGGAGAAACACATCATCGACTCCTTGTCGTACACGCTCGGCGCCGCCTCCATGACCTGCTCCACCCGCACCACCACCCGGAGGCTGACGTGAGCAATCCCGCCGATCTGCTGGGCGGCCTTCTCGCCCAGACCGGGCAGCGCGCCACCGATGTTCTCTCCGCGCAGGTCGCCGACGTCACCGCATCCGGGCGCGTCAACCTCTTCCTCGGCAACGGCGACCTCCTGCTGGAGGTGGCCTGCCCGGACTCCTACCGCAACCGTGCCGCGGGCGACTGGGTGGCGGTCCGCATGTCCAGCGTGCCGGTGGTGCTGTGGCGGCTGGGCCAGGACCCCGGCGAAGCCGATGAGACCCGGGCCCAGGAACTGGCCGAGCAGGTCGCATACGACCTGCAGGCCGTCCGGGCCGCCACCTACGGCACCGGCGCCCCGGCAGGATCGGGCTGGCAGCAGGCCTCCGAAATCCACGTCCGCAAGGTCGACGGCAAGCTGGAGCTGTACTTCAAGGTCGCCTCCACCACGGACCCCTCACCGTCCACGCCCGGCGCCCGCGCCCCCAAGGCCGTCACCGTCCCCGCTTCGGACACGGGCTCGTGGCGTGGGGGCCGCCCGGACGAGTACCACTCCACCCCGACCCAGGGCGACTGGACGGGGAGAGGCAACCTGCGAGGGGCCTGGTTCTACGGCTCCGCCATCCAGAACGCCTGCTCTGGCAAGACCGTCGCTTCCATGAAGGTCGCCTTCGCACGCAGGAGCGGGTCCGGCGCGAACGCGAAACGGCCGCTGCACCTGTACCTCCACGACCACGGCTCGGCGCCGTCCGGCCAGCTCGACCTCGACGACGGGCCCGAAGAGTTGCTCTCCCTGTCGGCGGGGGCCGCAGGCAGCGCCAGCCTGTCCTCCTCCTGGCGCTCTCAGCTGGCCTCCGGCGCCGCCAAAGGGCTGGCCATCTACGCGCAGGGCTCCCGCGACTACATGGCCGTCACCGGCGGCAAGATCACAATCTCGTTCTCTGCCTGAGGGAGACCGCCTTGCCCACCATCGGATACGAGGAACTCCCCGTCCCCGCGGGGGGTAACGGCCCCGACGTTCCTGCCGACATCGCCGCCCTGGCCACAGCCATCGACCCGCGCCTCGTGCACGATGTCACCGACCTCGCCGACCGCAACTCCCGCTTCTCCACCGCCCCCCAGCACACACTGTGCGTGGCCGGCGACGGCACCACGTGGGTCAAGACCGCCTCCGGCTCCAACACCTGGGCCACCCTGTGGGAGCCCCTGCCGGCCTGGCAGGCGGTCACACCGCTGTCCGGGTACGAGGCCGGCACCTACCCGCTGCAGGCCCGAAAAGTCGGCAGCCAGGTGTGGCTGCGCGGCCGGATCCAGCGCACCGACGGGCAGGTAATCCCCAACAACGGGGTCGCCATCGCCACCGTCCCCACCGCCTGCATCCCCCAGGTGCAGATCGGCTCCTACGCGGCGAACTCCTCACTGGCCGGGGATGTCGTCATCGGCGTCGGGAAACTGGAGATCCTGGACGTCAACACCGCCTCCAGCCTGGGCGATCCGGGCACGGTTCTGTGGTGGTCTCAGGACGGCGCCACCGCGGGCGGCACCCCGTGGGTGAACATCTCCGGCTCCTACTGGACCGACTGAGGGGGCTAGCCTGTGGCGCTCTACACCTTCGGCGGCACTCCTGCCGACGTGCTCACCGACTTCGCCGGCAATGTCATCCCCAACTACCTGGTCCTCGTCTACCGGGCCGGGACCAACGAGCTCGTCACGGCCCTGTTCGAAGCCGACGGCGCCACCCCGATCTCCGAACTGCGCACCAACGCCAGCGGCAGTGCCACCCCGGGCGCAATTCGCACCTTCAAGACCGAAGGCGTGACCGCCATCGAGTACCAGTACAACGGGCCCGGCGGGGTGCCGGTGCGCTGGTACCAGGCCGCACGGGAACTTGCTCAGGAAGCCGTCGGTGGCGCGGCCGACGCCCTGTCCAAGAGTGCGGGCGGCACCGTCACCGCCCCGGTCACCATGGGCGACGGACTGGCGGTCGAAGAAGGCCTGACCGTCACCGGGGGAATCACCGCCGACGGCGCCGCCATCACCGGCGAACTGACGGTGACGGGCACATTCACCCCGTCCAGCCTGCAGCTGTCTGGGATGCGGATCTACAACCCACGCGTCTACGGCGCTGCGGGGAATGGCACCGGAAACGACGCCACCGGCATCCAGGCGGCCCTGAATGCCGCCCGCACGGCAGGCGGCGGCTGGGTCCTGGTGCCCTCCGGCACATACATGATCGGTGCCACACTGAGGATCTACTCCAACACGCGTCTCACCCTGATGCCCGGGGTCGAATTCCGGCGCAATGTCGCCGCCACCATGCTCCTCAACGGCGACGCCGACCAGAACCTGAGTGGCTACAACGGCCAGTCCAACATCCTCATCGAGGGTGGCCTGTGGAACATGCGCGGCACCACCGCCGGGCTCACCGCGAGCGCGATGTGCATCTCCATCGGGCACGCCGCGCGCATCACTATCCAGGACATCGAAGTCCGCGATCTGCCCGGCTACCACGCCATCGAGCTGAACAGCACCCGTACCGGCAGGATCATCGACTGCCGGTTCCGCGGCTACGTCGACCCCGGCGGCCGTGATTTCTCCGAGGCTGTCCAGATCGACCTCGCCAAAAGCGCCGGTGTCTTCGGCGGATTCGGGCCCTACGACCACGCGGTCTGCGAGGACATCGAGGTCCGCGGCTGCTACTTCGCCGGCTCCGCCACTGCGGGAACCGTGGCCTGGCCGCGCGGTGTCGGCTCCCACTCCGCCACCATCGGCACCCGACACTCCAGTATCCGCATCCTCGGCAACACCTTCGAGGACGCGGCTCAGTACGCCATCGGCGGCTACAACTGGCAGGATGTCGTCGTCGACAACAACACGATCAACAGTTGTGGTGCCGGAGTCCGCATGCGCACCGTCGACACCGCCGACACCGAGGACACCAAGAACACGTCCGGCACACAGACATCCGCCTCGCAGGCTATGCGGAACATCGCAATCACCGACAACGTCATCTCCGGCACGACCGGGTACGACGACTGCATCATCGTGCGCGGCGAGGCCACCGGCCGGGTCATCGACGTCACGATCGACGGCAACATCCTCGACGGCAACAGCAGCGGCGGCGAGAACGGCATCCGTATCGAGTACGCCGACGACTACGCCCTGGGAGACAACGTAGTCCGTGACACCGCGGGCACCGGTATCAGCCAGGAGCAGACCACCGGCGGAGTCCTCACCGGCAACAGAGTCAGGGGCACCACCGGCTCCGGAATCGCGTGCACCTCCTGCTCCGAGATCGAGATCGCAGACAACAACCTGCGGGAGCTCGGCGTCAACGGAGTCCACGTCCTCGGCGGCACGGATGTGACGATCGCCAAGAACTACATCAAGGGCGCCAGCCGCGCGGCAGCCGGGTCGTGGGGCATCCGGGCCTCGACGTCCTCCGACGGGCTGCTCATCACGGGCAACAAGGTCCGCAAGTACGGGTCCGGCAACGAGGTCGCCAACGGCATCGGCATCACCAACACCTGCACGAACGTGCGCCGCTACGGCAACGACCTCGGCGACACCGGCATCGATGACCAGTCCACCGGGCCTGAGACGAGCCCGTTCGACACGCAGGGCAACCTGGAAGATCTGATGCGGCCCGCAGGCCGGTACGAGACGACGTCCAGGCTGCGGGCCGGGGCCACCACCACCGCCATGGTGTCCGGCACCCTGTACCTGGTACCGATCTGGCTGCCAAAGGGGCTGGTCGTCTCCAACATCAGCTTCATGAACGGGGCCACCGCCGCCGGCACGCCGACGAACTGGTGGTTCACCCTGCACGACCGCAGCCGGGTAGCTCTGGCGCGCACGGCCGACCAGACGACCGCGGCGTGGGCCGCCAACACCGTCAAGACCCTTGCCGTCGCGCAGACGACAGCGGGCAGCGCGACGACGTACACGACCACGTATGCCGGGCTGCACTACCTCGGCGTCATGGTCAAGGCGACCACGCTGCCCAACCTCGTTGGCGAAGGGTCCATGGCCACCGGCTCTGGCAGCAGCCCTGGCTTCGGCGACACCAGCACCGGCCAGACCACACCGCCGACCGTCACGGGCGGCGCGTTCACCGCTGCAGCGTTCGGCGGCAACGTCGGCCTCCTCGCCTACGGCTACGTCTCCTAGTCGCGCCCCGGCGCCAAAGCTCTCCCAACTGCCAGGACAGCACGGTGAGGAGACCCGCCCAATGACCGTCCTCGTGTGCTCGCTGAAGACCGACACTCCTCAGTCCATTCCCAGCGGCGCCTACGCCGTGGTCCGCTTCCCCTACACCGACGAGCCCTACGACGTGCACGGCATGCACGCCAAGATCGACCCGCTCGGCTACGAGGTCCGGGACTGGCAGCGCGACGACCGCTCAGGGCTGATCTGGCCGAGCGCGGATGGCTGGGGCTCGCTGACCTCGCTCATCTACTGGGAGGCCGGCGACTATGACGAGCTGCGTGACCGGTACGTGCGTGACCCGCTCGACCTGACGACCGGCGCCGACTCGACGGCCACCGAGCACCGGCCGCCCTCCCCGGGCATGCAGTGCTTCCACAAGTGCCACGAGATGTTCGTGCGCACGGACACCCCGATCGCGCTGCTCGTCGCACACGACGCACCCCGCACGGCGCGGATCACGCTGGCGGAGTTCAAGCTCGCCATCCACCCCGCCTGACCTCGCACCATCCGCCAGCCCCGTGCCGCACGGCCGGGGCTTTCGTCATGTCTGGAGTCGTCTTGGCCTCGCCCATGTCTGCTGACCAGTTCCTCAAGGCTCTTCGGGACGAAGGCGTGACCGTCGTCGAGGTCGGCGACTGGGAGCACCACAACCGCAACCACAAAGGCCCCTGGGGCCCCGTCCACGGCGTGGTGATCCACCACACGGTGACGTCGGGCAGCCGGCGCACGGTGGAGATCTGCCGCGACGGCTTCGCCTCGCTGCCCGGCCCGCTGTGCCACGGCGTCATCACCAAGAACGGCCGCGTCCACCTCGTGGGCTACGGCCGCGCCAACCACGCGGGCCTGGGTGACGACGACGTCCTCCAGGCCGTCATCAACGAGACGCCGCTGCCGCCGGACAACGAGGCGAACACCGACGGCAACCGGCACTTCTACGGCTTCGAGTGCGAGAACCTCGGCGACGGCCGCGATCCGTGGCCGGCCGTCCAGCTCGACGCCATCGCCCGCATCTCGGCGGCGATCTGCCGTCACCACGGCTGGACGGAACGTTCCGTCATCGGCCACCTGGAGTGGCAGCCCGGCAAGGTCGACCCCCGCGGCTTCGGCATGGACTGGATGCGGGGGCAGATCCGCGAGCATCTCGCGGCCAAGCCGGGCGGCGGCACGTACACGGTGAAGAAGGGCGACAGCCTCAGCTCCATCGCCAAGGCCAAGCTCGGCGACGCCACCAGATGGCGCGAGATCGCCGACCTCAACCACCTCCGCGATCCCGACGAGATCGCTGTCGGCCAGAAGCTCAAGCTCCCCAAGAAGTGAGGCACCCATGAAGATCTTCGGCAGAGAGCCCGCTCTCGTCATCGCCACCATCAGCGCCGGACTGTCCCTGCTCGTGTCCTTCGGCTTCGACGGCCTCTCGGCGGAGCAGGCCGCTGCGATCATCGCCGTCATCTCCGCCGTGTTCGCTGCGGCCACGGCGGCCATCACCCGCCCGATCGCGCCGTCAGCGTTCACGGGCCTCGCCGCTGCGGGCTTCGCGCTCCTGGCGGCCTACGGCCTCGACGTCTCCCAGGAGACCGTGGGTGCCGTCAACGCGGTTATCCTCGCCGTGCTGGGACTGCTGACCCGTGGCCAGGTGTCGCCGGCCACGCCCACTGTCCGCCCGGTGGTGTAGATGCCGCGCCGCGCGGCCAGCGGGCTGCGCAGGCGGCTCGGCCGCCGCGGCGCCTTCCTGCTGATCATCGGCACGGGCAAGGCCTGCTGGGGCGCGAGCTTCCTCGCCGACCCGCCGCCCACGCAGGGCCTGCGACTGCTGACGAACCTGTGCGACATCCGGCACTGGGCATGGCTGTGGATCGGCGCCGGGATCATCACCGGCGGCTCCGCGTTCCTGCGCGTCGGCCGTGACTGGGCCGGCTTCGTCGCGGCGCTGCTTCCCCCCACCGTGTGGGCGACCGCCTACACCGTTGCCGCGATCTCCGGCGACTACTCCCGTGGCGGCTACGTCGCCGTCTGGTACCTGACCTCCCACGTCGGGGTCATTCTGTGGGCGGCCACGGTGCCCGAGCATTCGGTCCCTCACGTGCCGAGAGCCGCCAGGAGAGGCGGCGCACCGTGACGGTGTGGGCAGGAATCGTGGCCGTGATCGGAACCGTGGGCATGGTCGTCGCCGGGCTCTTCGCGGCGCGGGCCACGACACGGGCCGCTGCTGCGACGGCGGAGGCTACGCAGGCGGCAGCCCGGGTGCAGGCGGAGCCGAACCAGCGGGCCGAGGACCGGGCCGCGTTCGATGCGATCAAGACGGAGTTGCGGCAGGAACTCACCTCCACCCGCGAAGAGGTCCGGTCGCTCAGGTCGCTCGTCCGCGCGTTCGCCTGGTACGTGGGGGAGCTGACGACGCAGATGCGCGGGCACGGCATCGAGCCCCCCGCGCCGCCGTCGCGCGTCGACGAGTACAACCGCACAGGAGTGTGACCATGCCAGACCCGCGCCCCATGGCCCGACGCGTCGACGACAGCGCCGCCGACATTACGAGCCTCGTCGACCTCGGCCTCGTCGAAGAGCCGCCCGAACCGAGCTACGAAGGGCTGTTCGTCGAGCCGGACATCCCACCGGAAGAGACAGCCTGAACAACTGCGCCCCGCCCCTCTGCTTCGGCAGGGGAGCGGGGCGCTTCGTCGTGTCCAGGGTAAGGTTCGGGGAGGTCCCCGCCTGTTAACGGCAGGCGGGGACTCCTCACTTCTCGTCTTCGCCCCACCCGATGGCCTCGACGCCGGACTGGTATCCATGCCCGGCCGAGACGACTCCGGTCGGCGCCCATCCGGCATCGATGAACTTGCGGGCCGTCTCGGCGGGCGCCCAGCGATCGCCGCGCTCCGGATCGGACATCCACCCGGCGAGTCCGTCAGCGGTTGCGAACACAGGACTGACGGGAGAGCCTTCGCTTACGGTCTCCCAGAGCTGCCAGCCTTCACCCTTGGGCGGGTCGGTGGGCTCCCAAGCCTCAGCCTCGGCGCGCTGCCCCTCGTACCTCTCCAGACTGGCGTGCCCCTTGCAGGTCGGGCACGTGTCGTCGATACCCTCGCGCTCGCAGCGGGCACGGATCACGATGCCCGCGTTGATGGCATCGTGGCCTAGACCGCTCAGGGACCACTCGTTCACTTCGGCGGCCGTGGGCGTCACGGCCGGATCCTTGGCCTGCCAGCCCTTGCCGGGAACGAAGTCGCACATGAAGTCGTGCAGGCGTGAGCCTGCGACGAGAGAGTCGACGTCCGCCTGGTCGAGGTGGTGCATCCAACCGCTATTGAAGTGGTCGGCCAGCCGCTGCGCTTCGCGGGCGATGGCCGTCTCGCCCTCCCCGTAGAACTCCGGCGCGCTTGCGATGTTCCGTTCGGCGCGAGCACGGATTGCCGGGGTGTCCGGCCGCCACGGTGTCGATCCGGTGGTCGTGGGGTCGAACGGGATCTTGCCGTACCAGAGGTCGTACAGGTTCTGCGCTCGCGGCGCGTAGCCGTTCACGCAGTCGGGGCACTTCTCCTCGTCGAACCGGTCGGGCATCAGGAAGCCCTCCCAGACCTTGTTCAGCGGCCAGTCGAAGGTGAGCGGCACGCGGCGTACTTGTCGACTCATGGTCAGATCCTCACTTCTCGTCGGCGATGCGGATGTCGAGGCTGATGGCGTACACGCGGTCGCGGTCGGTGTCGTAGGAGCTGAACTTGTTGTGGAGCTCCTTCTCTGCCTCGTCTTTGTGGTCGTAGACGCCGTAGCTGTCCGCCTTGCCCTCGGTCTTGGCGGACAGGTAGGCGAGGGCCATGTCGCCCGCGCGCTCGGCAGACGTGGTGATGGCGTAGATGGTGCCGCTGATGCGGTCCGAGTGGACGATCGGCATGCTCAACTCTCCTGGGTCAGGTCCGAGGTGCGGAAAGCCACGGGGAGTTGATCCTCGTCCTCGTCGAGAAGCACGGGACACTCCGCGAGGTACCCGTGGCCGCTCTTCACCGTGCCGAGCATTCCTGCCAGGCCCTCGACGTGCGGTGCCACTCGCACGCGGTCGCCTTCGCTGAACTCCGTTGTCACGGTCAACTCTCCTTGTTCGTGTGGTGTTTACGCACATGGTTGGTGACGCTGGCGGGGGGGGGCGCCGACGTAGCCGCGCGGGCACAGTTGCCAGCCTCCTACTTGCTGCGGTCGGTGGGCTCGATCCCGCGCGCACGGAGGGCGGAGTACAGGGTCGTGCGGGACAGTCCGGTGAGCCGCCCGAGTTCCCGGACGTTCTCCAGGCCGTCCCGCCACAACTCGGCGGCCACGTCCTTCAGGCGCACGGTGGCCAAGGCGCGCTCGTCGCGCAGTTCTTCGGCGCGGCGACTCAGCTTCTCGCGGTGCTCGGTCACTGCCCGGCCGCCACTCGCGCAGCGTTCGCCATGTCGTCCTCGGTCTGCGGCGTGCCGCCGCCGTTGACGAGGACGTAGATCGCCGCCTCCTCCTGCACCGTGGCCACTCGGGCGGTGGCGACCGTGAGGTGGGCCCGGTTGGCGAAGTGCCGCTGACGGGGAAGCGCCAGGCCGCTCCATCGCACGTAGGGCCCGTCGTCGGTGTCCTCGGTAGCGGTCACGTCGGCGGGGTTGAACCACGAGGCGGGCACGGCGAGTTCGCCGCCGAACCAGTCCTTGGCGGCGGTGATGCGCTGCCGGCCGTCGATGCAGGCATAGATGGCCTCGTCGCGCTCGGTCGGGTCGTAGCCGTTCGCGGCCTTCCATTCCGGGGTCGAGCGGTCGTTGAAGATGACGACGCCGGTCGGGGTTCCGGTGAGCCGCGACCGGACGAGGGCAATCTTCTGGTCCTCGGTCCAGACTCGGCCGCGCTGATAGGGCGGGTTGAGGTCGAGACCGAACGACTCGCTGAACGAGCGGACGATCTCGCGGGCCTGGCGGTCGGCGGCGTTCAGGCTCAGGTGTTCGAGTGGGGCACTAGTCTGTCGCGTCATGTCCATCAAGCTACATGTCCAGCAGTGGACACGCAAGGGGAGGGTTAGCGCATAACGTTCCCTGAAGCGCGCCCAGTTGACCGTGAATCACTCTCGATAACATGCCATATCGCGGGAGTTATTTGGGGTGATTGTCCGACTCTCCGGAGTGCCGCGACTCGCCGTCGAGAGCACCCCGTTCGCGCCGTCGCCGGTTCACGTACCGGTGCAGGTCGCTCACGATGACGTCGGTCAGCGACCGCCCCTCCTCTTTCGCCTCTGTCATAGCGGCGGCCCAGAGTTCGTCGGGCACGCGGACGTTGCGCAGTGGCGTCTTGCCGGTGGCTGGCCTGGCCATCTCTCCCCCTTGGGTGTGTAGGTACAGAAACTAGCATCCATCTCGCCGGATGACTTGACAAGGTGTCCGCCTAGGCGCATTCTGTAGGTACAGAAACTGGCGTCGAGCAGGAGGTACAGAATGACTCGCACGATCAACTGGCCCACGCGTGAAGAGTGGCAAGCCAAGGCCGAGCAATCCGCGCAAACCAGTTGCTTCGCCCGTGAGCGCGTCAGCTCCGACCCCACCGACTGGATCTCTGTCGACGAGATGACCGAAGGGCGGGAGCTGGCCGCCAAGCTGGTCCGCGCCACACGCATCGCCCTCGGAAAGGCTGGGCGCGCAGGTGATCGACCCTCCCTGAACCAGTGGAACCGGGACGCACTCGACGAGTACGCCACCGTCGACGACGTCGCCTCCGGCTGGTGGCAGATCGCTCGCTACGCCCGCAGCGTCGACGTGATGCCCGAGGCGGCGGACCGCCTCACGACCCTCTCAGAGTCCATGCGGCAGAAGCGAGATGCCGCTGGCGAGGCCGCCGAGGAGCAGGCGGTTGCCAAGGCAGTCGCCGAGCGGGCTACGGACGAAGCCTGGGAGAAGGAGCTGAAGCGCCGGGCTCGCGTCGAGCGGGGGCCGCAGTTGACGACGATCACGGTGCATGAAGACGGCAGCACCACCGTTAGCGAGCCGGTCCCGTTCCGCCCGCCGTGGCCGAGCTACTGAACAGCGTGACCCCGAATGTGGCGATGCCCCGGCTGAAGGAAGCAGCCGGGGCATCGCCCGTACCGTACCTGACTGGAGAGCCCATGACCGACCTCGTCCCCCACCAGCCGGACGCCACCCCTGCCGTCTACGACGCGGCGACGCTCGCCGTCCTGGCCGCCATGGAAGAAGCCGCCGAGAAGCACCTCGACGCCATCCGCCCCCACAACACGAAGCGCGGCTACGCCAACGACTGGGCGCTCTGGGAGGAGTTCCACGACTGGCTCGGCGAACGCACCGGTCACCGGATCGCGTCGACCAACGTCACCAAGGGCACGCTCGTCGGGTTCGTCGTCTGGCTCGACACTATCAAGCTCGCCGCACCCAACAGCATCGACCGCCGCATCACCGGCGTCACCGTCACCGCCCGGAACGAACACGGCGTCGAAGTCCCCAAAGCCGCAACCGCCGCCGCCCGGCAGGCGCTCAAGCCGCTCAAGAACGACCCCGAACGCATGGCGCGCGGACGCGGGAAGGCTGCCGCAGTCACCCCCGGCCAGCTGCGACAGATGAACGCCGCCGTCGCCGACGGGCTCACCGGACTCCGCGACCGCGCCCTCTGGCTCATGGCCTTCGGCATCGCCGGACGCTCAGCCGAAGTCGCCGCGCTGCGAGCCGAGTCCGTCGCCCACGTCAGCCAGGGACTCGAAGTCCACGTTCCAGCCGTGAAGGGCCGCCCACCCCGGGACGTCGTCGTCAGCTACGGCAAGAACGCCGACACCTGCCCCGTCCGCGCCTGGCTCACCTGGCGCGCCGCCTCCGGGGTCACCGCCGGACCTGCCTTCCTGCCCATCGACGTCTGGGGCCACATAGGCGACCACGCCCTATCCGCCGAAGCCTGCCGCGAGATCATCGCCCGCAACGCCGAACGAGCAGGCCTCACCGTCCGACTCACCGGACACTCCATGCGAGCCGGATTCATCACCACCTCTCGACGCGCAGGGAAGCGCGAGGAGAAGATCCGCGCCCAGTCCGGCCACGCAGAGAACAGCCCCGCCTTCTGGGGCTATATTCGCGAGGCTGACAAATGGACCGACGCCGCGAGCGAGGACATCGGGCTCTGAACGCAAAGGTGCGGCCACCGAGGTCCCGAAGGACTCCACCGAAGTGGCTGCGAACTCAAGTGGCCGCCCGTTCACGGTACGCGCGCTGCGTCTCCGTGTCAGCCGTCATGCACAAGCTCACTCCAGCACCCCGAGTGCGGTGTCGGGGCGGCAGTGCAGGCAGGCCCGCACGCCGTCCGCCAGGGCGTGCCGCGCCTCCTGCTCGCTGACCGGCCGCCGTCGTTTCCCGGCTGCGTGGCAGTCGCCGCGGTGGACTTCGATGGGGGGGCCGCCGTTACCGATGCCGCGCTCGATGATCCAGTCGGGGGTGGGCGGTCTGTGCTGTTCGCCGCGCCGCTGTTCGGCCTGGCGCTGTTCTTCCTCGGCGATCCAGCGTTCGACCTGGGCGAGCTGGTGGCGGAGGAAGCCTTCGATGGTGCGGAGCTTCTCCAGGCGCGACTGCGGACGTTCATCGGACATGCGTTCGAGTCTACGGGTATCGGCCATGCCCGCGGCCTCGCCGGAGTGATGCCCGGCGGGGCGACCTGCCGCCAGGGCGCGAGGCAGGGGGTCTGGCGCGCGCTCAGGCCGCGTCGCTCTCCGGCTCCGGATGCCGCACCAGCTTCTTCAGCTCGGTCTCGACGGCGAGCCGCGATTCCCCGGACTCGGCGGCGAACGCGACGATCGCAGCCTGCACGGCCTGCGCCGTCTCTACGGTCAGCTCGCCCCGCTGGATCGCCTCCCAGGCGGAACGTTCCAGCGCAATCAGGTCAGCGGGGAGTTCGATAGCCACGACGGGATCATAGAACGTTCACGCATCGCCTGCGGTGGCGCCGCTCCGAGGCGTATTTTGGAGGCCCGGCAAGGCGTGCACGCCGGAGCCCAGCGTCCAGGGGACGTAGCGGCCAAGGTCTCTCGGGGCCCACGCAAAACACCCCGCCCCCTCGTTGGGGCGGGGTTTTCCACGTCAGGCAGCCTCCACGACCTCGCCGCGTACCGCTGCCGCCCACTCCACGACGAGCAGCTCATACCGGGCCCGCTGCTCCGTCGACAGGCGCACCGCAGGGTGCGGCCACAACTCGCGGATCTCGTCGTTCACGACGGCCGCGGACCGTGCGGAACCACGAACCGGGGGAGTGGGGATCATGCCCAGAAGTCTAGGCGCCGGGTCTGACAGCGCCCAGGACGCGGACGCGACCGGCATATGACGATCAGTCGTCGGCGACGAACGTCCCGAGCCCGACCTCGGCCCGCACCAGGCCCTCGGCCTTGAGGTGAGCGAGCACCTTCTGCGCCGTGGACGCGGCCACCCCGAACTCGGTCGACAGCTCGACGACCGACGGCACACGGGAGCCCGCCGGATAGGTGCCGTCCTCGATGCGCCCGATGACGATCGCGGCGACCTGCCGCCAGATCGGACGCGTCCGGTCAAGATCAGTACTCAC